TTATCGGCTCTTTCTCTGAGATTGATGGATGTGCTTCCTGTTCAATCGTATGGTCGGACTTGGTTCCTTCCGCAGGATTTTCGGATTTTGCCTAGGCTCTGTTTCCCCGGCGGATTCAGCTTCACGGATGGTTCGAACGTCAAGCTGGTGAAAGATGAGATGGCGGATATAACGGGCCCAGACCGTGAAGATGTATCCGGTCGCGCAGATTATGACCGATATGGTGATGACTGATTCCCTGGAGTCGATGAACCAGTCCTGCGGGACGATGAACATCGCATATAGGACGGCTATGAGGATAGCGATGAGTCCTATCGCGGTCTGGACTAGCACTTGTCTCAGGTTCAACGCATTCTCCGATCATGTTCGCCCCAAGCGTCGATGGAGCTTTCGGCTATGCTCTGCGCCATCTGAAAATTCTCGGGCACCGGGAAAACAAAAAGTCTGACCATGTGGTTTCCCGTCATGAGATTCGGCAGACGTACGAAAGCCACTCCCCTGCAATGCTGGCTGTTTACATCCGGCCAGGCTCCGATGCGGGTTCCCGAATGCAGTATGGTGTTCACCGTTTCCGCCGCATTGTCAGGGTCGGCGGTTTTCACCCCGTACGGGTATGCGATTCCGGCGATGATGGCGAATCTTTCATATGGACGGTAGGCTTGTCTTTTCCACTGTTTGAGGGCCAGTTCGATGAGTTGTGCGCGTACTCGTTCCCGAATGCCGAAGCTGCCTCCCCTCCCCCATGTGGCTGATTTCCGTTCGCCGTTCTGTCTGGCGATGAGGTCGCTATCCGTATAGTTGCTGGTTATCCACTGTTTGTCGGGGATCGTGAATGACACCGAGTATCCGTCGTGCCATGCCGGCGGATTGGGATTATTTCGCCAATGCTGGTCGATGTTCGATGCGAGACGTGAGGTGATCTGGTATTTCGGCATTGATTCCGGCACCGGGATGATGAGCACGCTCAGCCTGTAATGGTTGGCTGGCGCCGGTGTTGGCAGTTGGATGTATACGGTGCTGTGCCGGTGCTGGCTGTCATCGTCGTCCCAGAGCCGGGCATCACTGCCACCGTCGATGATGGGTTTGATGGTTTCGGCCGCTCTCGCCGGGAAAATGTTTTTCTGGCTTGGACAGGCTACGCCTATAAGGGCGATGAACCGTTCCACTTTCCAGGCTTTTCCTGTTTTCTTGAGGTTGCGCCATTCGTTTTTCGCGTAGTCCCTCACCCATGCCCTTCGTCTGGCTCGCATGCGTTCCGTCTGTATGGTGTCGGTCGTACTCCACCATTCGATTGGGATGGTGAACTCGTGGGCGTAGCCTCCGCGCTTGTAGTTGGCTGGTTTTCTTGGGTTGCTGGATGTTGTCCGGCGTGTTCGAGGTGCTGATGGCATTGGCGTTGGTTCTGTCGTCTTTACTGTTATGTGGACATATTCAGTATAACGAGCAAACGATAAAAAGAAGAGAGGTCCATCGTACTGGATGGCCCTCTCCTGTCGTGCCTCAGGCAATCAGCTGGCGAGATCGCAGAGCATGTTTTCCGCAGTCAGCAGCTGCCAGTTCTGGAACGAAACCTCCTTGACCTTCTTGTTGAAACCATGTCGGAGCGCATACTTCGCGGCGGCATCCACGGGGTCTGGAGTGTTCTCTGCGTAGCCTTCCTCCTTGGCTTTCTTGACCATCAAGGCGATGCCCAAGAGCGCTTGACGGATGCTGGTCGCGGCAAGATTCGTGATCGGATTGTCATCGCTGATGCTGAACGGCTGCCAGTCGCAGGCATCGGATTTCTCGAACACCCAGAATTGCATGGTGCTGGGAGCCTTGGACCCACGGTCGAAGGCGTCCGGCTTGCATGCGGCTACCGCGGCACGGTAGAAAACGGTCTGAATGTGATAACCGTAGTTGATGACTTCCTTGGCGAATGATTCCGCATCGGCCTTCTGGGCGGTTTTCAAATCGACCAGGTAATCGGTGCCGACGGGAATCAGATCAGGCTTCGCCTTGAGCATCAGACCGGTTTGACGATCCTTCCATTCGATGCACTGTTCCTTGGTTCCCTGTTCGATGATTTCCATGTAATCGGGGTATTCGGGCATGAGACTGGTCTGTTCGATGCCTTCCTTCATGCGTTTGAGCAGTTGCATGTCATTGTAGGAGACGATGATGTTGCCGGCTTCCAGCTGTTCGTCGCGCCACTTCTGGTTGTCTTTGCTCCTGAAGCTCTCTCCCTCAGGCAGGCTGACAACGTCGCTGGTGCCGAGCAGGTAAGCGTGGAACGCCGTACCGAACTTCATGGCGTCGGTGGGCTTGTGGTCGTCGTTGAGACGGTGATATGCCCAGTCGGCCGGGTTTTTCAGGAATTGTTTCAATTGGCTTTGGTCGATTGATTTCAACCGGAAGTAGCCGGGGTCGTCGATGTCGATGATTTTCGCGTAGGCCATTGGTGTCTTTCCTTCTTGGATTCAAGTTCCGGGCATGCCTATGGACGGAGCATGCCGGAACGGTATGTGGGGAGGCTACTTGTTGTTCACTGGATCGGATTCGGCGATTTCCTGGGCTGACATGTCAGCCTCGTCGACGTACACGCTGGTGTTGCCGCTTTCCGGATCCACGACGACGTGAGGCTCGTCGTAGGTGATGGGTTCTCCGGTCGTCTCGTCGAACTCTGGGCTGACGGGCACCGGGTCGGAGAGGTGGAGATATCCGCCATCGGCTTTCTGCTGGGCGCGGTTGACCTCTTCCCAAGCGTTCTCCCAGTTGAAGAATTCCTCCGAATAACCCGGGTATGGTTCCTTGTTCTTGGTTTCCCAGTCGAGGAGCTGCTTCGGTGTGACGGGTTGCGAGGGGTGGAATTCCTCGGTCAGTCCTTCGGGGATCGGCACTGTGTAGTCGCTGAGACGGTCCTCGTCGTCTTCGTCGGGTGCGACGAATCGGACTTTCGCTTTGATGGGGGTGTTCATAGGTTGCTCCTTTTCCAGTTTTTTCCTGATTTGGATTGCTGTTTCGAGATATTCGATGAGCTGATGGTATGCGGCGTAGGACAGGCTCATGGGGTTGTCCTCGTACTTGCTGTACGTGTTGACGCTCATGCCCAGCAGGTCGGCTATCTCGTTTTTGGTTTTTCCTGCTAGCTGGCGCAGACGTCTGATTGATAGCTGGTTCATTCGCCTCTCCTGGATGCAGTGGTCGGACTGGTGTTGCCCAATCTTCTGGTTGTGTTCACGCTCCCATTGTACAACATGCAGAAAACTGAGTTTTTCAGCATTCTCTAACAAGGAGAAACGCCTTGGAAATAAAGGCAACACGCCGAATAATATACATGTTCAGATAACTGCGTATATTTGAATATGTCCACATAGAAAAAAGAGAAGACGAAAACTCCCATCCTCAATGCACTGTGGAGCGATCGTCAAATCGTCAAGGAGGAACCATCATGGCAACAGAACTGCTAACTCACGCGAAAACCGGAGTCATCCAGATGGGATGGCCCAAGCTCTACGAGGCGGTCGCATTCAAGGGAAACAAGGACGATGACAAGTCCGCCAAGAAGGACGATAAGAAGAAAAACGAAAGCACGCCTGCATACGGGTTCCCTGTGCTTCTCGACAAGGATGACCCCGATCACATGCGAACCGTCCGAATCCTTCAGAAGCTGAGCAAGAATGCGGAAGCCAACGCCATCGCCTTGAAGAAATGGGGCAAGAAGGATCGTATCGTTTCCAATGACGGTCTCAAGGATGCCGACGAGGATGAAATCCTTGACGGTGATAAAACCGTCCTCATGACCGATAAATATCCGAATCGAGCCAACCATTTTTATGTGAACTTCAGTCGTAGCTCCAAGGCTGGTCGTCCCGGAATCCGCTACATCGACGATGAAGGAATCCTGCGTGAGCTCCCCGAACCGATTCTCGGGACAAAGGAGGACATTCAGGCCGCTCAAGCCAATCTTAATGATGCCCGAGCCGCTTACGCTACGGCTGATGAAGACGCTCGGGAGGAGGCGAAGACGCTCGTTCTGGAGGCGACGCGCAATCTTGAGGAGGCTCAGGAGCGTGATGCCAAGGCCAAGGAAGTCAAGGTCTTATGGGATAAGCTGGTGTATCCCGGTCAGAACGTGCAGGCTTCGGTTACGGCACGTGCGTGGAAGACTCAGACCGGTAGCGGTGTCAGCTATCGTTTGGATAATCTCACGATTGTTGGCGGAGGCGTGCGAGATGGAAGCTTCGAATACGATGAGGACTTCACCGATGAGGATATCGAGGCTCTTATCGCTTGGCGAGACAAGCATGTGAACGCAAAGCCTTCCAAGGCCGATGATGAGGCGGCCCTTCTTGCGGATACTGACTTCGATGAGGCTGATTCCGATGATGAGGTGGACGAGGATACCGGTGAAATCGCGGTCAAGCCACGTCGCAAGGCTGCCGTTTCCCGTCGTCGTCCGAAGCCTGTCGAGGTTGAAGATGATGACGTGGACGAGGACGAGGACGAGGAGGAAGCTCCGCGCCATCGTCCGAAGAAGACCTCTTCGCGGGGCCGTCGTAAGCCGGCTCCTGTCGAGGTTGAAGATGATGACGTGGACGATGAGGATTATCCCGACATGTTCTGATGTTTGACGTCCTCCCCACGGCTGAAGCCGGGGGCACCCTCACGGCAAAACGATGGGATTAACGGGAAAGCCGAGGTCAATTGCCTCGGCTTTCCCGTTTTTTCAGCCGACGTTGCCGCCACTGTTGCCCTTGGGTGGCGTCTCCTGCTGCGGTTGCGGGGATACCCCTCCCCCACTGTTGCCGGTTGATCCGCCGGTTGATCCACCAGTCGAACCATATCCCCCGCCCCAGTAGTACATGTTCCCGTATGGATTCTGCTGAGGCTGCTGCGCCTGCTGCTGCTCCTGTTGGGCTTGGGCCTGTCGTTCCGCTTCCGCTTTTGCCTTGGCCTCTTCCTCGGCTTTCTTCTTCGCGTCCGCATCCTTCTTGGCTTTATCCACTTTGGAGATGAGGTTCTTTAGCTCGGTCGAAGCCGAAATAGCGTCGGACAGGTTGTCAGACGTTATTTCCGTGCTTTTCCACTGGGATGCGAGGCTTTGCATCTGCTTCTTGTCGTTGCCGTCAGGAGCGTCAGCAAGACCATTTGCCTGCTGTACCAGACCGTCGAGTGTCGTTCTGGTTTCCTTGGCTTTTGCCTGCATTGCATCCGTGTAGGTTCTGTTGGTTTTCTCATATTCGCCGTCCAGTTTTTCCAGGGCCGATGTGATGTCTTTTTCAGTCATCGGATTCCCTGTGGTTGTTTTCTGGAGGGCTTCCATGGCTTTTTGCACGTCGCTGTTTTCCGCGACGGGACTGGCTTTGATCGTGGAGACCAGGTCATCGGCCTTCCGTTTCCTCCCGTCCCATTTGTTCTGTGCCTTCACCAGGGATTGTTGGCGCTGTTTGCGGTCGGCTTCGGCCTGCTGTTCCGCGACGTGAGTGGTGTATGCGTGATAGGTGTACGCTCCCCCGCCTATCAGTGCTCCGAGGCCTATGAGTATGGCGGCCGCGACTGCGATAATCTTTATCAGCGTTCCACCATTTCCCCTATTTTCTGTATCAGTGTTTTCCTGTGGGAATGGGGAATCATACTGGTGTTCAACTGGGAAGACATTTTCCTGTGGGAATGGCGGATTGTCGAATTGTTGCGGGGGCATGCCATTCGTTTGCTGGCCTGTATTCCACTGACCGTTCGATTCGTCGTCCGTCTGGCTCCAAAAGTCATCTCCCGTCTGGAATGTTTGCGTTGGGTAATCATCCGCGCCAAGGCTTCCGGCGGATGGGGACGATGTTTGTGGTCCCCCCTCCGGAGGTTCGGATGGGTCATCCCAAAGGTCGAATGGATCCGCAGAGTCCGTGTCCTTCGGGTATGTTTCGCCAGTGTCCTGTCTTACTGGGGAACTGTCTTCCTGTTGGAAGGACGAACTGTCATACTGTTCTTCTGTTTCGCTGTTCCATTGATTTTGCATAGGAACATTGGATGGGAAAACAGTTTCAATGTCTCCCTGTTCCTGCATATCAACGTTTTTCTTTGAATCTGCGGAACTGTCTTGAATGATGTTGTCGTCTCGACGTTCGTTCTGTTCCGTTGTCGGTTCGCTGGAATCGTCCGATTGCAGGTCGAATTGCTCGAACGGGTCGTATTCCTCCGGGCCTTTTCCTTGTTCCCGTGTTTCCTCATTGTTCTGCGGAAATGCGGAAACAGCAGACTGTTCTTCTGATTTCTTGTCGTTATGGTCTTCTGCTGAGTCGATGAATTCCTTGAACGGGTCGTAGCCGTTGGCGAGTAGGTCTATCTGATCGGGGTTTTCCGCATTCTCCTGTGGAGTCGTATCCGCAGTGTCCTGTTGAACTGGGTCGACAGTGTTCTGGGGGGCTGTCATCCTGATGGGACGTGAAGCTGTGCCTTTGCTGTCCTGCGAATCTGTCGTTTTGTCGGACTGTGGAACTGTGTATTCAGTGGAATGAGGAATCGTTTCCGCGTCTTCCTGTGAAAGTGATGCGCTGTTGGAACGTGAAACAGTGGAATCATTGGAACGTGAAAACGGTTCCTCTTTCTCCTGTGTAGACAATTGATTGTATTCCTGTTGGAATGGGTCTACGTCTTCCTGTTGAAATGGGTTGCTGTCGGACTGATGGGTTGTGCTTTCGTCAGACTGTGGAAATGAGTCATCAAAATACTGTGGAAACGTGTTCGCATTTTCACCGGGAATGGATTCCCTGTTGGATTGCGGAACTGTGGGTACATTGGAACTACTTCCTGCACCATCGCTTTTCTGTGGAAGCGCTTCCGCATTGTCCTGTGGGAATGTGGAACCAGTGGAATGTGACGCTGCGCTTTTGTCATCCTGTGGAGCTGCATCATCATCCCACAAATCATCCATCAACAGGGAATCATCCAACTGATTCCCCGCCGTCAGCCAATCATCATCCTTCGCCAACATCAACACATCCTATGTCATAGACCTTTTTCGGCAGATAGGCGCCCGATATTCATAGCGGCATCGATGGCGCTCATGTGCGGCACATCAACGCCAGCCGCATACAGTTTGCTCGCATGCGCCGCAGCGGCGGCACCCTTCAACGGCTTGTCACGGTCTGCGACATCACGCCCGTCCTCGCCGAAACCGTCTGTGGGGAACCCGTCGTCCTCATCCCCGCCGGAGTCGATCATGCCGTCATCGGGTTTTTCTGCGGCGGTCGGCAGGGCATTTACGATTTCATCCCATGACCAGTGGCCCGAGTTCATGTCGCCTTCCGGCGGTCGGATTGCGGTCAGACGTTCACGCAGCAGATCGCTGTATGATTTCCTTTGCTTCTGGTTCTCCTCGTAGAAGCCCTTGTAGATGACGGGTTTCATGCCGGGAAGCCTGATAAGGCCGGCTCCTCTGGAGATTCCCGGTTGCATGATGTTTTCCGGTATCTCGGGGAAGTCCTTCGCTCCTCCCAGCAGCTCTTCGACAGCGGTGGAGGGTTGCAGGGTAGGGGAGATGACCGTGGTCAGATTGACTCGCATACCGGGGTCGAAACCGTCCTGCAGGCGGGTCGATTGTCCGCAGAACAGGAAGCAGACACCGGAGAACCGGGCTTTCTGGGTGATCTTCATCGCGTACGTGATATTCGCCGCATGGATGCTTGCCTCATACTCGGCTCGGATGCGCATCGGATTGTCCTTGCTGACCTTTGGAATGGTGACGCTTCCGGCCCATTGGGCCACCTCATCGCACACAAGCAGCAGCAGGGGGTTCTTTTCCTGTTCTTCCTTGGGAAGCCCCCACCAGTTTTCGACACCGTACTGTTTGATGAGTTTCGACCGGTAGGAGCAGATCTCAAGCACATGAATCAACGTCGCGGCAGCCGATTCGGGACTGTCACAACCCCAGCCGTGGGTGATGACCCATGGGCGGCACCATTGAAAATCGACGCTCTTGTCCTCGTCGTCGCAGATGGCAAGCTGGAATCCGGCTTCCAGTGCGGCGGCGATGAGCGTGTTGATGACAACGCTTTTCCCGCTGTTGGCTGCGGCGGCGACCATGATTCCCGGGCCGGATTTCCAGTCGAGTGACAGCCAATCGCCGGTTTCGCGGCCTCGTTCGGGCAGCTTCATGCCCAGATAGGCGTGACGTAGGTCGTTTTTACCGATCAGCTGTTTCGGGCAGGTTATCATCGCAGGAAAAGTCGGGGGAGTGCCGGGATACACCATGATGACGCCTTTTTCGGGGTCGGCCTTGAAGAACCAGCCTTTTTTGCCGACCACTTCGACGGCTTCCTGCATTCGCTTGTCGTATACGGAGGCCTGATAGGTGACGGTGTTCTCCTTGATGCGGATTTTCCAACCGTTCTCAGGAGTACGTGAGATACGAATTTCCCAAGGCTTGACCTTGAGAACGTTCGCGAATATACGCCGGGTGGCTGCGGCCTTCTCGTCCAACTGTTGGAGCAACACAAGGAATTCGCTGGAACTGATTCGAACGAAATCGACGACGGAATAGCCTTCGTACTGGGGTTGGCTTTCCAGGTTCTGCACCGTCTTCTTCTGGGAAGCCGTGTCCGCGCATTCGCTGTTGCTGAGTCTGACGGCTTTGATTCCGTTGTTGATATCATCGGAATCCATATCCATCGGCGCGATGATCGCGTACCGGTTGTCGGAATCGACGCTGAATACGCTGTAGCCTTCAAACTCAGGGTTCTTTGCGGCTTTCTCTTGGATGAGGACGGTGAGTTTGATCATGTCGTCCGGATTGGTTTTATCAAAACCATTGGGGAAGAATTTTTCGAGAGGGATTTTCTTTCGACGGTCGGCCATCAGTTTTCCTTTCTCTTGTAGATGGGGGTATGGAAAGCCCGGAGTGGCCTGTCTGATGTTTCGTACAGGCAATTGCGGGCCTGTTTGAAGTCCAAATGCCGGTTGAGATAGGTGAGGGTTTCGGCTTCACGGGTGTTTTCGACGTGGAAAAGAGGTTGCGTGTGCGGGTCGAGCTGTCCGGCCGGATGAAATAGCACATGGTTGCCGGCGATAAGCCGGTCGTAGAGCTTTTGACCCACTGTGGATGGGTGAATGCTGCTGCGGATCATGACCACGTTGACGTTCGTTCCGGGTGCCATTTCGATGATTCGGCTGAGCTCGTCGGAGATTTGACTGTTGACGTTCAGCAGATTCATGTCCAGGTAGCCGTTGTGTACGTCATAGTCATCGAAGGCGAGCAGTATCGGCTTGACCGGCTCGGGTTCGCCCTTGATGCGCCGTCGCTGTTCCATGCTGACCCGTTGCACTATTTCCAGTAGCTCATAGGGTTGCCGGTAGCGTCCGCACATGATGGTGGGGGAGGGTGGGATGCTATCCCACTGGTCGGTGAAGGTTACGAGCGTGCCGTCCGAATCTGCCTGTCGGATGATGCTGTCAAGCAGCATGGTTTTCCCGCTTCCGTCGGGCCCGGTGATGGTGAGTGGCGTTCCCGTGGACGTGTCCCATCCAAGGTTTTTCCCGTGAACGTCTGTTCCCAGGTTGATGAGCATGTTGTTTCCCCTTTTGTGTTTGGCTACCAGTCGACTTCTTCGATGTCGTCCCCGTCTTCGGAATCGGCATCGTTGTTGTCTGGGTGGTGGAGCATGTCGTGGAGTTCGTCCATGTCGTTGATTTCCTCGCCGGCTGTCTGTGGATCCGTTCCTTGGCTGAGCAGCTTGGAAAGTTCGTCTTCGGACACTTCGCCGTAGGTTTCCGCTTCGGATGGCATGAACCGCGAATAGTCGATGGGTTGCGGGGGAGTGCGGTCGGCGAACAGTTCCGCCAACTTTTCTTGGCCTCCCGACCACCATGTTTGGACGGCCAGCAGTTCGCCTTGCGCGGTTTCGAAGATTCCGCGGCCCTGCGGGATTTTCCCGCCTTCGCCCTTCAACGACTGTTGGAGCCGGTTCGCCTCTCTGAGGTTCTGCGCGCTGATGATGCCCGCCGTGGAGTCCATGCCCAGGAGGATTCGGCCGAGCGAACGGAAGAACGCGTTCGCGTTGTACGGCTTCATGTCGTCCATGGTCAGACGCTGGGCGCCGAGGATGACGCTGATGCCTGCGGTACGCCCCTGCACGACGATTTTGCCGAGAGCGCTCATGGTGCGTCGTATCGAATTGTTCGTCGCGCTGACGGCCGCATTGTCGTTGGCCAGCTGGATGTCCCTGTTCGGGTTCTGCGTGGTCTTGCCGGCCTCTTGCAGGTAGCTGTTGAATTCGTCGAACACGATGTCGATGGGTTTCGTGTGGGCAAGCTCTTCCTCATTGAGCTGGCTTTTGTCGAGATCGTAGATGCTGCCGACACCATACCGGCTGAACAGTTTCACCCGTTGTGCCATCTCGTCGCGCAGCCAGGCGATGACGGCTTCGGTCTCACGCATCTGCCCCAAGCCGACGAACGCCAACGCCAACGGTTTCGCCCATTGAGTGAAGTCGATGCAACCTTTGGATGGGTCGATGAGGATGATGTCATGGCCTTTGAGCAGCGCTTCGGCGACCACGATCTGCGCGATGGAGGATTTACCGGTTCCGGATTTTCCGCTGATGAGCAGGTGGAACGTGTCCTTCATGCTCCAGTAGACCGGTTTGCCCATATCGTCCACGCCCAACGGGAACATGCGTGGTTTCGACTGGCGGGCGAAATCCCAGTCCGCGTTGACCATGGTGGGGAACGGGCTGCGTTTCGCCAGCACCATGTCGTACAGGTTCGAACCGTGTTCCTCACCGCGCGGGAGGATACGCCCGTAGGCGTAGTCTGCGCTGGTCAGGAATTTGCCGATGTTCCGTGAGGGCTTGTCCACGTCCAACCCGGCCGGAATCTGGAATCGTGCCAACAACACGTCATGGTTGCTGGGCAACGCGCCGAGGCTGACCACATCGGGGGTGCGCCCGCTGGGATCGCTGACTCCGGCCACGCCCCACGAGTCGCTTAAGGCGAGTTCGATGAGATGCTTTTGCTTTGATCTGCGATTCCAGTGGCTGATGTCCCTGACATCCAGGCACGGGTCGTCGCACAGCCATACGGTCGCGCTGTCGGCTGACCGCCATTCCCAGTAAATATGTTTCGCCCCGACCGACGATTGGATTCTGGCGGACTGTTTGCGGGCGTCTTCCACGGTCGCGCCGTTGCCTAATTGGAATTGGATGCTCCAAATCGGCTTGTCTTTGCTTTGCGGAGTGCAGGCCGTGATGTTCACGGACGCTTTTGCGGGAAGCACGTCGATGAGGGTTTTGAATATCAGCGCTTCCGCATATTTGCGGTGCAGGGGGGTGTTGCCGGTCAGCTGGTCGATGCGTACGGGCGCGCTTCCGGTGGACCAGATCAGTCCGGCCATGTCGGAGCCTTCGTCCACGAGTCCGATGAACCGTGCCTCCGGCTGCAATGGGCCAAGGTCGCAACGCTCGTAGTCGGCCGGCGTGGCTGGTGCGGTGAGTACCAATGGCAGGTAATGCAGTTGCCAGCCGTCGCAGTCCTGGGTTTTCTCATAGTCGTAGATGGGTGCCGGTGGATTGAGTTTCGACGGGAGGCATTTGACCCAAGCGGACTGGTCGCTTTTGAACCGTTTGGAAATGGTGATGTAATCGTCAAAGGCTTTCTTGTGGGTCATGCCGTCCGGCCGCCACTTGTTGCCCTTGTCGGATAGTTTCGCATCGTCGAATGCGACCAGGTGGAACTTGTCCTGCAGGTCGGCGAACACCGGCATTCGCAGAGTCTCGGCAGGAGATCCTTCTCCCTCCAGCCAGTCGAAGCTGATGCGGTCGATGGAATCCCCGCCCTGCGGTGGGGTGATGATCTCCAACAGCCAGGCGGCTTTACTGTCGTCGGCGCTCACATCATGAGCCAACGTCAACGGGGCGCGTTTATGCCAGATGAAAGCGGTTTGCGCATAGGCGATGTCGGCGACGAGAGAGGCAAGACCTTCGCCGGCCTTTCTCTCCGCGATGGAGGGGATGCAGGATTCGTCCATGCCAAGCGCCAGACGGACACTGGACGGGTCGAACTGTTCCGCCCCTTTCTTCTTCTGCTTGGCGGAAAGAAGACACACGAAACGGTATCCGTCCGCCAATGCCGGCGCCCGCAACGCTTCCACGCCGAGCTTGAAAACTCCTTCGTTCGAGCGAGGCTTCCCGTCCGACCCCTGCAGACGAATCCGGTAGACGATCAGAGGATTATCCGAAGAACCGATTTTGTTGACCTGCGTCAGGTAGGCTCCCGACCATGCCTTCTGCAAATCGTCCCCGGCAAGCCAGCCGTCAAGTAGCTGTTGCCCTTCGACCAGCTCACGCCAGTATCGGGACTGCGGTTTGCGCCCCAACAGCCAGACGAGTAGCAGGAACACGAACCCCGGAAGCGTCACAGCGCTCAGCCAGCTCATGTATCCCGTCAACACGAAAACCAGGACCCCGGCGAAAACCAGCAATGGCATGGAGACGGACAAAAGCCGCGCCCAGACGGGCGATTTGGTCAGGAACGCCGGAATACTGACGCCCTTGTAGACATGCCTACGGTCAACGCGCCGATTCCTGTAATGCGACCAGCCTTGGGCGAGCATGAAACCGAACAGGCCATCCACCAGGGCAATCCAGACGGCACCGTTCAATCCCAATAGCATGCCGGCCATCCAGCCCATCCACCAGGAAACACGTCGAATCTCCAGCCAATCCGCATTCGGCATGAGACCGGCAAGCATGTCCTTCCAACGGTGGTAGACCATCATCTGTTTGTCGGATGGAGGATCCTTGCGACTGCCGGAAGCGTTGACCGGATACTGTTGTGTGATTCCTCCGGCGAGCATGCCAAGCCAAAGGAACGGGACCAAGGGCAGGCGCCAAAAGAACCAGAGGATAATTCCAAAGACAAGAAACAGCGAAAACCAGACGCCACTCGATATAGGACGGGTCTGTGTTCTGCTCCTGCTGTTTCTGCTTGCCATGATTTTCAATCTATCTTCGAGTTTTGTTATTAACCGAAGATTTATTGAAATTAACCGATACTGGAAAAAACGAGTACGGCAATCTTGTTCGTCCGAGATTCAGTCTTTTTGTTTGCTCTGAGGTTCGCTGGCAAGCGAACCGACTGGATTCTTCTGTTCCGAGGTCGAAACAGGTACAGGAGAGCGTGTGGCATCTGCCGCGTCAGCGGCATCCCGGTGGATCGCAAGTCGAAGTGGGGAGAGAGATTAAGAGAGAGTTTGTAATATCACTTGTAATATCACTTGTAATATCACTTGGGGGTGCCGCTTAGCCCTACTGCCATAAGGGCTGAGAGGCCATGCCGGTGTCAAAATTCTAAGCGAGGGTGTCAAAATTCTAAGAGTCGGTGTCAAAATTCTAAGCGAGGGTGTCAAAATTCTAAGGCTGTGACCGCTCTGATCGCAGGCAATCGGGGTATGGTTCGTTGACTTCCTCCCCGTCCTGAAGGGCGGGGATTCCTACGCCGTTCGGCTTAATGAAGCCTTGCGGTTCGGAGGGTTCCCGCTTCACTGGCATCTGCGTTGCGACCGGCTTGCGCCAGTCCCCGTCTTACGTCGCCTCCACGGGCGTTTAACGACTCGGCGAGTCCCGCCGCGTCGAGAATGTTCACGGCCGCATTCCAGTCACGGTCGAGCAGGACGCCGCACTTAGGGCATTCCCAGATGCGCACGTCGAGCGGTTTCTTGCCGTCCCTGTGTCCGCATGCGGAGCAGATCTGGCTGCTGGGATACCACCGGTCGATGCGTTTGACGGTTCTGCCGTATTGGACGCCCAGTTGTTGGATGCGGTCGATGATACGCGTCCAGTTCGCATCCAACAGGCTTTTCGCCATGCGGGTGCGCGCCAGTCCTTTGACGTTCAGGGTTTCCAAGGCGACGTCTTGGTTCTCGCCCGCCACCTTGGATGCCAGTTTGTACGCCATGTCCTTGCGCTGGTTCTGTATCCGGCTGTAGGCCTTGGCTCTCAGGATTCGTGTCTTTGCATGATTGGCCGAACCTTTCTTTTCCCTTGCCAGTTGTTTGTCGAGCCTGCGTAGTCTGCGCGCATGCCGTTTGAGGGTGCGCGGGTGCGGGATTTTCTCCCGTGTCCCGTCCGTGTAGACGATGCTCATGAGACTGTCCAACCCCATGTCGATGCCGCACGCCTCATGCAGCGGCTCGGGCGCGTCGGCCTCGCCGTCGACTTGCACGGTGAAGCTCGCCTCGTAAGAGCCGTCCGCGTGCCTCATGATGGTGACGGTGTTCGGCGTGGACGGCAGTTCGCGCGTCCAACGGAGTTTGATCTGCCCAATTTTCGGCAGGGTGAGGAACGCCCATTTGCATCCGTCCGCATGCTCGACCTTGAATCGCGCGGATTTGGTGAACTCGGCCGACTGTTCGCCGTCCCTGCGGCTCTTGTACCGGGGCACTCCCGTGCGATGCTTCTTCCCGGTACGGCGGTTGGTCGCAATATGGGTCCTGCCAGCCTTGTAGAGGCGGAGGAAGTTCCGGTAGGCCACGTCCGCGTGGCGTATCGACTGCTGCAACGGCGTGGATGATACGGACAGAAGCCATTCCATGCCGGGTTCTCGCTTCCATAGGGTGAACATGTTGCTCAACTGCGTGTAGGACTGCATTCGCCCATGTCGGCGACGCATAAGTTCCCGCTGGTCGAGCGTCCAATTGTATGCGTACCGGCATGCGCCGTACAGGCATGACAATGCCTCGCGCTGCCCTTGCGTGGGGTAGGCGCGGTAGTTGTATCGCCTGTAGGAACTCATATTTGGTATTATACTTGGTCTTTATGGATAAGACAAACGATATTCGTAAGGGACGGCACTGCGTCTACGATTTGCATGCGCACTTGGTCTTCGTTACCAAATACCGGCACGACGTGTTTACCGGCGAGCATCTGAAGGCGTTGGAACGCATATTCTCCGACGTGTGCGCCTCGTTCGACTGCCGGTTGGAGGAGTTCAACGGAGAAACCGACCACGTGCACCTGCTCGTATCGTTTCCCCCGACCGTGGAACTCAGCCGACTCGTCAACAGCCTCAAGGGAGTGTCCAGCCGATACATGCGCCGTGACTATCCCGAACTCGCGCAACACTATTGGAGGGCGCAACGCCTCTGGTCGCCCAGCTACTACGCGGGCACGGCGGGAGGTGCACCGGTCGACACGTTGAAACGGTACATAGAGAACCAGAACAGGCCCGCGTGATTCCCCACCGTCCTGAAGGACGGTGTACCCTCACGCAAAACGATGGCATTCGCAGAGATGGTGTCAGAATTCTAAAAATGGTGTCCAAATTCTAAATTTGGTGTCAGAATTCTAAGAAAGGTGTCAGAATTCTAAGAAAAACGCGATAAAATAACGACGAAAAGAAAAAAGATACCCGCACCGTTCGTACCGGCCGGGTATCTGGCAATCGCTGAAACGGAGCGACCACATGACCAATAATAACGCCATCGCCACAACGAAAATGAACACGGGCGCACCACCTCTCATGGCGAAACTCTCCCTCTTCCCCGTGTCAAAACCAAGCGCATCCTACATAGAGAGAACAAACGGGCGAGAAACCGTGCGCATAACCCCCAGCCGACCCGAAGAATGGGTCTACGGGAAAACCCCGCGACTAATCTTCCTCTACGTGCAGTCCATGATTCGCATGAAGAACAATCCCGACGTGGATCAGGACACCCACACTGTTGTCTTTCGTGGCAGCTTCCAGGAATTCTGCGACAACACCGGAATCTCGAACCATTCCGGCTGTCAGAAGGAGACGGAGGACATGCTGATGAACTTGGCGCGAACATCGATCTCCATCATGAACACCGACGAGAATCGCGAGAACAAGGGCGAATGCACGCCGTTCACCGTCGCCAGAAAAGGCCGTACACAGTTCAGGCCGGAACAGGACATCATTGCATCAATCCAGTTCACCGACGAGATGTGGGCCGAACTGGCGAAGCCGAGCGTCCCGCTCAGCATGGATGTCATCTCGCGTCTGGGAAAATCAGCAAGGGCGCTGGACGTCTATATATGGTTGACATACCGCACATACCGGCTCGACCACGTCGCCTACGTTTCATGGCGTCAACTGTATGACCAGTTCGAGGGCACCGGCCTGCCGGTGAAGGACTTCCGGCGCAGGTTCAAGCAGGCGTTGTCGAATGTCTTGGAGGCGGCTCCGAATTTGAGGGCCGAACCGTTCAGGCATGGGATCAAGTATTATCCTCGCACCGATGTCCCGATTCGACCGGTCAAGCAGAACGAGGCCGGGGATATGCCGCTTGAGGCCGAGGTGGTGGACGAGGGCAAGGGGGCTGCGCGTCACGCGCATTCCGCCGACTGCGAGCATGTTCGTAGGCTGATGTCCGATTGGATGGATGGCATGTTTATTGGTGTTGAGGCTGATCGTGTCGCTTCTCGTTTGGCTGGGTTGTTGGATTCCGGGTTGTCTGGTGAGGATGCTGTGTCTCGGGTTTTGTTGGGTTGACATACTGATTCGCTAATGTATCGCAAAAGATATAATATAGGTATATTAGCGAAAGGAAGCCACCATGAAAACCCTCGACGAGATGATCAGGGAATACCGGATCGAACTGTACAAAGCCTGCGACGGCCGTATAGGACTCCAAGCATGGAAATACAAAGGCAAGCCAGGTGCCGAAGAAGAGATTCGCGCCAACAAGGACGCCTTGGTAGCCGAACTCGTACGTCGAGAACGGGAGCGGAAAACAAACGAGGAACGCAAACACCGCGAACATATCCTCAATCTGCAGAAGGAATACCCGGCCAACCTGCCCGACCTCAACGTGGGTGACCTGGTCGCGTGGTATGACCAGCGAATGCCGTTCAGCTATGGGATCAGGCGCGCCGACTCCATCTGCACAGGCGAGGCATTCGACTGGGATCCGGAATACGTGATTATCCTGAGCTTGGACCACGGGGAATCGCTGGCCGAAGAACTAAGCGTGGAACGCTGGCAGCTTGACGCATTCCAGGCTGGCGAACCACTGGGGCTGGGACATGATGATTACGAGCTGCAAATGCACAAGGTCATTCGCGACTGGATCGAAGCGCACAAGGAACGTCGAATTTCCGCAAGCCACCCCACCACCACCTACTATCACATCGAACGCGACGAGGCAATTGCACTGGCAGGCAAGGTACGTGAGGCCGTCGCAATGAAAGCCCAAAGCATTCTCGACAACAACATCAAACGCCATATCGATGTCATCAGCCGATACAACCACCAAAACGAGAAACCACTGACCGAAGCCGAGGCCCGCAAGCTCTGGAAGCGCGACAACGATATGTACAACGAGGGTGGCTCCGGATACGTATACGACTACGTAAGCCGCGAACGAGCCGAGAAATGCGCGGCTTGGCTGCAGGAACATGATGTGGCCGATATTCCGGCCATCAAGGATTGAAAGGCAGAGGAAAGATGAGCCAGTACATCACGGTCAACGAATACGCCGCACTCCACCACAAGCAGCCCGTCAGCGTGAGAAAACTCGCTCAACGAGGTTCCCTGAAAAGCGCCAAGAAAATCGGCGGCGTCTGGCTGATTGACAAGGAGGAGCAGTATCCCGACCATCGGCGCAGCGGAAGCGTCAAATCGTTCGAAACGGTTCGCGGCATGTACCTCGTGGATGAAATCGCCTACGTTGAGGGAATGCCATCCACCTATGTGCGGATAGGCGACCAATGGTGCAAGAAGGACGTGTTCAGACGCCAGTTGTACAAGACCAATCCGGAACCGACGCCGGTGCCGTATGACCCGTTCGCGGGGGAGGACTCGGAACGCAAGATGAATGCCGGCTGGTTCGAGGCAGCCCAGAATTTCGGATGTCTGCCGCGTGACACGGATTTCGTGCGCAAGGAGCTTAAGCGTGCGGCGACCCCGGACGAGCTTGCCGCTGTCGCGGCGAAGTTCGATGCGGTCAAGAAAAGCGAGCGTACGAACGTGCTCGGCAGGTTCTATGGGCCCGAATACGAGTACACGGTTCGTGAGGCGGTGCTTGAGTTGCCTGATGGGGTTAACGCGATGTCCGTCGAGTATGAGTTTCGTCGGATGGGTATCGAAGCAGATAATTACGCTCCGGGAGTTGTCGCCGTGCGTATTGGGTGAATGAGGTGTGTCGTTTTTTGTTTGTACATCCGATAATCGTATTACGAAAATATGTTACGATATAGTCATGGGAACAGCAGAAAAACTAGAAGCCACAGACATTCGACCTGGAAGACCTCGACTCGGAGGATACGACGAAGCCACCGCCATCATCAACTTCAAAGTTCCCGCATCTTGGAAGACCGCGATGGCCCAAGAAGCTAAAAGTCGAAATCAAAACCTGTCCGATTATCTAAGGGAAGTCACATCACTTGGATATTCGGCGATGCACACCGGAGAGTAATAAGAGCATTAGGGGAACACCATGGATGAGAAACCCATATACGAAAAATGGCATATCGGTGACGAGTATAGAAAACTCGTCAAGGGAGCTCTGGTAAATCATCATCGATATGATCGATTCATCGAGTCTCCTATGCGTATGCGAGAAGTTATGCACGAGTTCATGGCAAACCGTTCCATCTCTGAAGTCGCCCATGATGCCGGCGTGAACGAAACCGTCGTGCAGAAGCTTATCGATGATGGCATGGCCCCATATCCAGACACCAGGCGAGTAATGAAAGCCTTAAATATTCATGCGACAGCTTTGCCGGCGGAATGCGTGACAGCTTGAAGAGGGGTGACAGACTTAATGTCTGGATGAACGGCCGGCATGTTGGCGTATTCGCGGCGCTCAAGAATGGCGTCGGCTTCGAATATGATCCGGATGCGCCGCGAATCAGCTTCAGCCTGCCGAAAGACGGCAGCTGGAGAAAGGACGCTCCGGAAAATTTCCTGCTCAACCTGCTTCCTGAATCCGGTGCGGCAAAATATGCCATGATGCAGTCCATTGGAGCGAAATCCCAGGAACCATTTGATTTGCTCGACAATGTGGACTCCGCTGGCGCCCTAGTATTCTCCCGTAGCGACGAACAACCGTCGCTATCCTCCACTTCTGTAGTGGAGGCGACGGATTCGGACATAGCGGCAAGAATAACGGCAGTCAGACATTCTCCGGACTCATGGTTCTTCAAAGACAAGGATGCGCGATTCTCTCTTGCTGGAGCTCAAGGCAAGTTCACGCTCTCGCGCTTCGATGATGGCTGGGTATGGCCTAACGGTGTCATACCTTCCACGCACATTCTGAAGCCGTCGAGTTTCCACGATTCCGATGATGTTGAGCATGCGACTATGCTGCTCTCTAAAATGGTTGGGATTGAAACCCCGGAGTCGGATATCCAGGAATTCAACGGCCAGCAGACTTATATTGTGGAACGGTTCGATCGTCGTATCGAGAATGGTATGCCGGTTCGTCTGCCGATGGAGGATATGGTGCAGGCATTGGGCCTACCATCATCCGAGAAGTACAAGGTGAGTGCCGTCGATACGCTGACCACCCTACGGAAGATGGATCCGTCCGGCAGACTGGGGGAGGAGTGGCTACGTCGTCTGGCCTTCAACGTGGCTGTCGATAACTGCGATGCGCATGCGCGCAACTATTCAGTCATGCCTACTTCGCCGGATGGTGAGTCCTGGAAACTAAGCCCAGCATACGATGTGATGACCACGACTGTATGGCCGGGGTTGACAGACAAGCTCGCGATGCCATTCTCAGGAGCGGAGTATGCCAGTGAAGTGACGCCGGACCATTATGCGAGGTTGGCCGATTATTGTGGATTCGATCCCGACACTGCACGAGACGAGGCTATCCGCATCAGCGACTTGGTCCGGTTGAATGCGCATACTGCGTATACGGATCTGGCCCCGGAACTGCAGGCCAAGCTGTTGGACAAGATTCGTGTCGCAAACAGTGGCATGCCAAGTCCTCAACGCTTCGTCCTGCCGGACAATGGCATGGTGCATGTCGTCTCCCACGATCGTGATGGGCATCCGGTGCATGACTATTGGCGGCGTAAACCATCCAGATAGGACAATGCGGCCACTGCTGGTGTTGATTTGCTTGTCGATGAATTCTGTCACAGAATAAGGTCAGGCAAACGAAGCAATGCAACTGCATATAACAGAACGCTGAGCATGGATTGGAGGTGGTCGTAATGCTTACCTTGCTGGCAATGATTGGACTTTTTCTTCTCGTTCTGGGATTGGTGATAGTCCTGTTGATGGGAATGTTCTTCAGCAGCGACATGGGCGGCATGTTCGTGAACGTGTTCAACTATGCGACTTCCACTGGGATCGCTGATCTGGTGACCGTTGGGGTCATGCTCGTCATCCTGTTTGCGGCTTTCGCAGTACAAGCCGTTATCTGGTTCTTCGTCAGCGAGAGGATGTTGGAATCTGCGCTCCCGTTGATCGTCCAAATGATCATCGAACTGATTGTTCTCATCCCGATTCCTGCGTTCTTCTTCACGGCCTGGGGCTTGGAGTATCGGTGGGCTGGTGTCCTGTGTGTTCTTATCTTCGCATTGCCGGCCTTGTACAACCTGGGTTTGAACGTGTACGTCAAGCTTGAGGAAATCAAGGAAAACAAGAACGTGAAGGATGTTTGATCCTTCGCTCCGAAAACCTCTCTCAGTGGACAGAATGCCTCCGATTCGGATAATCGGAGGCATTCGCTTTTCTGGGAAGGATACGCTGGAACCACACGTTTTTTTGGATTAGGAGTTGAGGATGCACGGAACATTCAGCAGGCCTATGAAAATACTCGCCAGTGTTATTACAGTGGTGGTTCTCGTCGCTGGCATCCTGGCTTGGAGTACGTGGCGTAAAAAAGTCACTGCTGAGGAACGCCAGCAGGCGCAGGCCCAACAGTTGAAAAAACATAAGTCGGAGGAACGCAAGAAAGCCGCTGAGGCTGCCGCAAATCAGCTGACCGATGAGGAGAAACAACAGTACACGGATCTTGCCATCCAATTCGAACAGGCAGCCCGCAACTGGGGGAGTGACCCCACGATCAATTTGGACTCACTCAGCCAACATGATGCTCAACAGGTAATCGACCAGTTGCGGACACCGGACATCGGAAGCAATCCTCTACCCGCTCTGAGCGCTATCCCAGCGGATAAGAACGATGGGCCTGATGCCGTCAGCTATCCATGCGAAGAGGAATATGAAAACGCTTGTAAAGCGTATCCGACAATGAAAGCATGGTGGAACAGTGAGGCGTTGGCGACCGGCAGCCGGTGGACGGACGGACCTCATGTGACGGTCAACGAAGACCGAACGGTCACGGTCACAGGAAAGGTCGAATCCATGCTTTTGCAGGACGGTGATTCCTTCAACAATGGGAGCATCTGGGCATTGACTCCAGCTTGGAGAGACTACGACATCAACGATGAACTCACCATCGCAAACGGGAAAATCAGCGGCATGAACATCAACGGCGACAACCCTTGGTGGATTAATCCTTGGCTGACACGCTGGGACAATAACATGGCCGACGATTTGAGCGAGGGAACCAGAATAGCCATCCCAGTGAAAGGCGATCCCGAGATGGGCCTCGCCCATTCCAGCATGACGCCCATCCTTAAGGGCCCTGTCACGCAGTCGGACTTGGATGGCAAGGTTGACTGGCATCTTTGGGATAGCATTCCCATGGCATCGGTTGGGGGAGGCTGCCAGAATCCGGGATACTGCGGCTAGTTCTTCCAGCTTTTCTTCCGGAAGAACACGTTGCCGGCGCCATCGAACTGCTTTTGCGTGAGCCAGCGACTGTTGTACCCCTCCCATGGGCCGCTTCCGTTCGTGCCGTAGTTTCCCTCGCTGATTCGGATTCTCCATCCGTTTGCGTCCTGCTTGACTTCTTCGACCACGGCGATATGCCCGGAGCTCATATCACCTCCCAAAGCACCGCCGAACTGACTGACGCCATCCCCCGGGTGTGGACTGGAATCGACTGTGTATGCAGGGTCGGAGGCGAGATGCACATGGACGTCACCACCCACGGGGGTGTTCCAGTTTGCCACGTCATGATGGTGAATCACCCATAGTCTGACAAGTGCATACCAGTAGCACTGGTAATGTCCGCCGCTGGCGAAGGAAGTGAATGGCCCGTAGTCCCCGTCGTGACACACTTTTGCATCCGTATCGCACAGCCAGCCAAAATTACGGGTTTTGCCTATAGGAGCCCCGCCCACAGAACCTACGACGGCACTGCCTCCATCACCATCGTCGTCGGATGAGCAGGAAGCTTGAACGACATTGTCGGAACCACTGGAATCGTCGCTTGCCTTCCCAGTGAACTCGATCGCACTAATCTCCGGTGAATCATAGTAGGAGCGCGCGTATTTCTTACGTTCCTCTTCATGCCGATCGTTCCACGCTCCGCGCCCATACCCGGCAAGCCATGCGATTGAGGCGTCCTCCGGATTATCCGCATGCAGCCACCATTTGTGCAGGTCATGGTCGGTGACGTTGTACCCTTCGGCCTCGATGTTATCCAGATAGAAGTTGTTCCAATCGGATTTGGACGTGTCAACCAGCATTTTTATCTGCACGTCGGCATCAGAGTCTTTGCCAGACACGTTATGCTGATCCATCCATGCTTGGATTTTGCTGCGCGGTGTCCACTGATTCAGGCCGAAGCCACGCAATGCGGGATTGGTCTCGCCTATCTGCTCCTGTTCCGGATTCATCCCAGATTCGAATTGGATCACACCAAGAGCGCCTGCCGTGCTGGCTTTCGAATACCCGGCTTTGGCGAATGCCTCGGCTATGGCCACCGCGACCTTGTTGGGGGCTATCGATGTGGTCCCGGTTGTCGAATCATCATCTGATGAGGTGCCGCAATCATATTCTGCGGCTGATAATGACTTTCCGACGTTGCTGGTAAGGGCCGCGACACTGCCGGAAACGGCACTCACCACGTTCATGACGATAAGACCGTTCAACCCCACCAGCAATGCGGCTCCCGCAGCCATGAGTTTTGTACTGGTTTTCAAAGGATGACCCCCTTACGGAAGGCAAAAGTCGGTAAAAATTTACCGACTTTGAATGATTCGGTGAATTACCGTTCTTGGAATGGTCGGAATTCCACGTCGACGAACACGTTGTAATCGTCTCGAAGAAGATTCGCGGCATGTTTCCCCGCTTCGATGATCTCACCTGAAGAACGATTCTCATCCCATGATTCAAACAAAGCCCTCAAAGCATCGGTTTCCTCGTTGGGACTCTTCAACGCGAATCCCAAAAGCCGTGCGGTGTTCAGATCCTTCAACAGCGGAGCCGCTTCGGAAGCCCAATCGGATGCCGCATTCCAAAGCTCGTCTGCAACGGAGAGGGGATATTCGACATCGTATGCAAGCACATCACCGTCTACATCCTCGTGCAGGATGCCCGCTGAAGTATATGCGGCGATGATGGTGAGCATGTACACGCTGATGTCGCTTCCATCCCAAGCGTGATTCAGTGGAGGATTCAGCAAAGGATACTTGAGCATGTCATGATTCGCGAACAGCTCATTCCCCTGAAGCAGAAATACGGGGAGGCTGATCACGGGGGAGTACAGGATACGGTTTTCCACTCCTCCGTATGGGTCTTCGTCAGGTACCGCATACACTTTGGATGCGGTATCGCTGAGACGTTGGATGTATCTGCTGGGGCGTTCCAATAGGAGAGGACGTCCGCTACCGAAACCAGGGAACAGCAATGGTTTCGACTGCTGTTGTTCCTCCGGCTCCGGGGTCAAAGGGGTAACGGCAGATGATTCCTCCGACTTGTCGGAAGCCGGTGTGGAAAATGAGTCATCGAATATGTCTTTGTATCCCATAAGGGGTCACTGCTCCTTGTTCTTTCGTTGTTCTCGTGCGATCTTGTCCGTGGCAGTGGTGCTGATTTCCTTCAACAATGCCGGAGGAATCACGATTTCCACTGGAATAGGCTGCTTGGATCCGTCTTTGAAATAGGCGACGGCTCCGCGAACGGTCTTCCTCGTCGATGCGCTTACCAGGCGCTTCAGACTGTTCGGGTTCGGCTGACCGTTGTCCAAAGTATCATCGGCTCCCATGCGCTGCAAGATCCGACCATTGGGGTCTTCGATGCCTAGGAGTCGTTCCGCTGATTTGGCCGGACTGACCGTGCCATTGGCTTCTTCCGGGTTGTCCAACGCCAGAAGGAGGGCGCGGCTGATACCTCCGGTCAAGTCGGCATCGATGAACTCCTGCACTTTCTGACTGATGATGACAGGCGTGAATCGTTGCGAACGGGCCATACGCACCCATTGTTCGAAGGTTCGGGAAGCTCCCTTGTCTTTGCCCATGAACACCCATGCCTCATCGACACCTACCATGCCATCGCGGCCTCGAACGGCGGTGCCGGCTCCCATGACGACCATTCGCAACGTCCACTGGCGGATGCGAGCGGTCATGGAATCATCTTGGCCTTCGGGGATGAGTGAACGGTCTCCGGCATTGATGAGGGTCAGGTTTTGGCTGATCGTCAACGGCTTGGTGTCATTATCGGTGCCGAAGATAAGACGTAGTCCCTGGTTCGCCTTCAGGGTCATGCTGATTGTCGAAAACACCTCGAGGGTGTTGGAAGGCAACCCAATGGACTCCGCCGTGTTCCCCGCTTTGATGGTCTTCGCAACAGCTTGGGCGGCGACAAGCAGAGCCCGGCCTACGCAACGCGCCCCGTGTTTGACGCCGTAATCCAGCATGGCTGTCATGGCGGATTCCATCTTTGTGTCACCGCCAAGAATGTTCGTCATCATCAGGACGGCGATTTCCTTGGCCTCCTCCACATTCGGAATCACGTTGAACGGGTCGAACGTGCCGTTAGCCACATCGGAATCCAACCGGATGACCGTACCACCCTGCGAACGGGTCGCATCCTCCAAATCATTACCGGCCTTCGGATTAATGTAAATGCACGGGGTCTTGCCTTTACCGTCACGCGCGTCAATCTTCGACCATTGCAGAAACAGGCTGAACGCCGCCATCGTATTATGGGTCGGCACGTAATCAGCGATGAGGAACGAATGGTCAGGGCTTCCAACGGTCAGACAACGATGAGGCGCGTTGGATATCTTCCTGATGTCTTTGACGTATAGCCATTGCTGGGTTTGTCTCAACGTCGTAGGGATTAAAGCCGCTTTGCGTTGCAAAGAGAATACCGGCAGATCCGTCGTGAAGGTGATGCGATAACGATCCTGAGCCTCGTGACGCACACCATCAGCCGTGTATCCTGCTTTGTTGAGATGGGGTTCGTGAACGACGATTCCCAGAGATCTTAGCAGGCGCACCATTCCTCGGACAATCGGCAGATGATCGGCGGACTGGGTGAACTCTATATTCCCATTTGAGGAGATGGTCCCATCCTGATCCAGCAACCCCTGCACGAGGGAGAGTCTTTGCTTGATGCTCGCCGAGAAGTAGATCTCAGGAATGCGTTTTTCGCGGAGTATCCCCATATCGCGAAGAATGGAGACAAGCCCCTTCACATTCACGACCATCGGCGTATTGATGCTTCCTAGAGAAAATCCCGCAGAGGTGAGACAGGACTTCACATGCTGCAAATCACCATTCCTGTTATCTGAAGCGATGATTCCAGTGCCGATACTACCGTCGGCTAACCAAGCCCCTAAAACCCATGGGTCAAGTGGCAGGTCGGCTTGCGGGTTGGTAACAGGCATCGCGGCTCGGATTGCCCATTGCGCACGATTGCCTGAATCCTTTAGACCAGACGCAAGCATGTCTCGCGTAGTCACAACCTGTTCACAATATCCAAGGGAATTGGTCTCGTTGAAGGCCCCCTCATAACGAAGCATCATGCGTTGCCCTATGGCTCTGCATGCTTCTCGAACGTTGTATACAGATACCGAATCATGACGCATTCTGTCGGAGTGAATTCGTTCTTCCGTATCCCACTCACTGATTGGATTGAGCGTTTTTATGACAGATTCGATAGAGGAACGGCTTGGTGAACGATTCTCGAGCATCTTCTGTATGTCAGTGATGCTGATGCCCTTCGGATAGTTATCTTCCAAATGCTTTCTTAGGACATCCGCACGCTCCCTGGCGAGATCGTTCCATCTTTTCGCATGCTGCGCCACGTCATCATAATGTGCAATCAAAGCCCGAAGAGCTTCCTGCATGTTATAGCGCCTACAGTTCTGCCGAGTCTTAAAAGGTTTTTTTGTATCCGCTATCGCGCGGTCTCGCTGTTCTTGATGAGATTCAACTCCCATAAATCGCAGCGCTGCGGCAATGGTCCTGGCATTGCTCTCTCCGCTCCACCAACGACTCGTTACTGGATGGACAAACTCTGCAAGCTCGTTCACGCTCATGGTTGATTGGGCCGGTAGCGCATCAGACATCCGACATAGCTCATCGTATGTCTCCGACAGCATGTTCTTACGCTGTTGGGATTTCAAATGTTTTGGTTTTCTGAATTTGTTTCGATCTTTGAAATCGGAGACGATCCACTGGTGGTTCCCGCTGGCTTTTATCGTTTGACCGTCACTGAGGGTGACTTCGTAAAGATCTTCCGTGTGAATCGGATGAAGCTTGAGGAGTGGATAAGGTTTTCCGTCCCGCCCGTAGACGAGGTCTCCCTCATGCAAATCGCTGATCTTAGCCATTTTTCCATGGGGGAAGCTAGCCTGAGGGGGAACCGGAATTGTGGAGGAAATGTGAACGGCCTTCCCGCTTCCTGTATCTCCGATAATAGCCAAAATTGGACGCCTGTCCTTGTCCTGCACGGTTGTTGTCCCGATATACACCGGTTGCCTGTTGGCTTCGGACAATCCGACAAGAGCTCCGTCCCTGTCGCCTGCTTTGGCGAAACTGCTCACGCCTCCTCCCGCGACGCATGTTGCGGCCCAGTGGATCTCATAGGGGGTCATGCGTACGTTCGAACAGGCCTGCATGCTTTTGAACGCCATCAACTGTTCGCTAGCCGTCGTCAGATTGACGAACTCGATGTTGGGGATACACCCCAAAGCGTCGATGGCCATCTGCTCGTTGCCCGCCACGCAGGTGGCGACGCTCAGATCAATGATGCTGGGCGGCATGTCCGGAGTATTGTAGATTGCCTTCTTATAATCCAAACGCTCCTTGATTTCGGTCATATCACCGGGGGCTTCATGGCCTTTCTCGTACCGTTCCTTAATGCTTTCGTCGATGGTGCGGCTGTTGCGTCGAATCTGGTCGGCGGTGACTTTCGCCGGTTCGACTTTGCCTCGGATGCTTGTGGCGACCGCATTGGCTCCGCCGGCTCGTCCGACTTCCATGAGTCTAGCAATCCACAGGTTGTTTGGATCCGTGATGCTGCTTTGGTTGAAATCCGCCGTGCGTGCGAAGCAGATGCTGGCCGGGTATTCTTCGTCGATATTCCACTCGGTGCAGTCCACGCCATTGTCGTACAGGTTTTTGGCGTGGGCGCAGGTCGCGTTATCCGGGAAGAAATGCACGTGTGCGTTCTCCGCCAGGATAGGCAGGGCCGACGAGTTGGCGCGCCCCACCCACCATGATTCCATCATGGCGACCAGCTGTTCGCGTTCCTGCTCATCCATGATGGTGAATGGTTCCAGCCCGGCGTTGAGCATGATTCGTTCGATATTATGCGCGTCTGGCAGATACTCTTCGAACATTGGGCATCCGTTTGCCACCGAATAGCACATGCGGTCGTACCATGTCAGGGCGCGTTGCAGCATGCCGGGCTTGCGATTGTTGCTATGATCCCCGACCAGTTTCAAAGGAACGCCGATGACCGCGAACTGCTTGCATACCTTCTGGCTACGGTAGTACTGCGCCTGGTATCGTCCGAGGTCGGTGTCCCTCATGCTGGCCGGCGGACTGTATCGGACGGGCATGGATCCGGTAAGCAGATGGAATTCGCGATATTCGCTTTGAAGCATGTAACGGTAGCGCATACCGGCAACCGTGACCTGATTGGCGAGGCCGTCGAAGAACGCCATCAGCTGTTGCGCGGCATCGTTGCGTTTCCGGTCGTTGGCTCCATCCAGCAATGCAGTGCTCCAGGGGATGCGCGCGTACAGCCATACGGTGCGATCCGGCGTGGCAGAACGGAGTAGCCCGTATTCGCTGGCCGGGCTTATAAAGCTTTCTGGACGGTAGAAGTTTCCTCGTGGCATATATTCCACGATAGATTTTGATGTTGTTATTAACCGATGTTCTATTGAAAATAACCGTTTTTTCGGTTGGTGGCGATATCCAACACCGGTTTGTCAAGGGTTCGCCCGCCTCTAAGGCGGGTGGTGAATTGACATAATCCTATGCTATACTGGCATTCAGTCGTACCTATCAGAAGCGAGGTGTTTGCAGTGAAACTAGAATCAAATCATCATTCGGTGTTCCTCATGCATTATCATCTCGTGCTCGTCGTGAAATACCGTCGCAAAGTGTTCGATGACACGATTTCCAATCGTGCACGGGAGATTTTCGAGTACATCGCGCCCAAGTACGGCATCACGTTGGAGGAATGGAATCATGACGTGGACCACGTGCATGTCCTGTTCCGCGCCCAGCCGAAGACCGAACTGTCGAAGTTCATCAACGCTTACAAGAGCGCCAGCAGCCGTCTGCTTAAACAGGAGTTCCCCGGAATCAGATGCAAGCTTTGGAAGGAGTATTTCTGGAGCCGTAGCTTCTGCCTGCTCACAACTGGCGGCGCTCCTATTGAAGTGATACGGAAGTACATTGAGAACCAAGGTGAGAAAGGGGTGGAATAAGTATGAGAACCCATACGGCGGTCAGATTCCGCGCCTATCCCACCGAAGAACAGGCACGGCAGGTAAACCGTACCATCGGTTGCGTCAGGTTCGTATACAATCTCATGCTCGAAACCCGCATCGCGCACTACCAGACCACTTGGGAGTCATGCTATCCCACCCCAGCCTTGTACAAGGACACGTATCCGTTCCTGCGCGAAGTGGATAGCTTCGCTCTTTGCAACGCGCAACTCGCATTGGAGAAGGCGTACAAGAGGTTCTTCGAGGACAGGAAAACAGGTTTTCCGAAGTACAAGTCGAAACGTCGGGGCAGGAAGACATACACGACGAATCTGTCCCACGGCAACATCGAATTGGATGACAAGGCAAGGAGGTTGAAACTACCCAAGCTCGGATGGTTGGCGGTCCGCCAACACAAGCGTATCCCCGACGATTGGAAACTGAAATCCGTCACCGTGGAGCATTACCCTTCCGGAAGATACACCGCGACAATCCTTTTCGAGTACGAGACCCAAATACCCGAAAAAGTGAAGCCGGTGAAGACTGTCGGATTGGACTACGCGTCTCACGGCCTGTATGTTTCCAGTGACGGGGAGCACGCCGAATATCCGGGATACTATCGAAAAATGCAGGACAAGCTCGCCAGAGAGCAATGCAGGCTTTCCCATATGGTCAAAGGTTCCGCCAACTGGCGTAAACAGTGCAAGCGGGTCGCCCGACTGTATGAGAAGACCGCCAATCAAAGACGCGACTACCAGCATAAGAAAGCCGACAGGATTGTCGCATTATACGATATGGTCGGCGTGGAGGCTCTGAGCATGAAAAGCATGATGAGGAAACCCGAGCCGAAACCAGACCCCGAACGTCAGGGACATTATCTTCCCAATGGTCGCAAAGCTAGAAAAGGTTTGGCTAAAAGCACGTCGGACAACGGGTACGGCATGTTCTGTACCATGTTGGAATACAAGCTCGCCCGTCAAGGCAAACAGTTGGTTCATGTGGACAAATGGTATCCGTCCAGCCAACTATGCCACGACTGCGGTTGCAAGAATCCTCTGGTCAAGGATTTAAGCGTCCGCGAATGGGCGTGCCCATCATGTGGAGTGTTGCATGACCGTGACGTGAACGCCGCCCGGAATATTCGGGATGAGGCAATGAGAATCATCGAGTAGCACGACTCATAAATCGTGCGAACCACAGGGCATGTGGGGATAGCCTGTCGATACTGAACCCACTGGGGTTCTTGAGCAGGAAGCCCCCGCCTCTACAGGCGGGGGAGAATGTCACAAAAATATCCCGACCGCAATGGTCGGGATATTAGGAAAGGTTGCCGGTTAGTCGTCCACGCCGACGCAGTCCTGGTTGACTAGTTCACGCACGTGATCGACGGCCCGCTGCAGTTCCGGTGTCATGTCGAAGTCATCGGTACGGTAGAAGGCCGAGTTGCCGTTGGATTTACGACTGGCGCTGACCGCGACGTTGGTCACCGTCATCTCACCCTTGTCATCACGGTCCAAGTGGACGAACAACGTCCTTGCCGTCAGCTCGCGACGTCCCCCCACATATTTCAGTGTCCCTTGGACGGTGATGTTTGGTTCCAACTGGTATGCCACGTCCGCCGTGTATCGGATGCTTGGGATGCTGGATATGATTTTCGACATGATTAACCCTCGTTCCGGGTGATGTACATGCAATTCATGTGAGTGGTTTTCAGGATTTCGCGCAGGGGGGTTTCTTTGACGACGCCTCCGCCCTTATACGCCTGGATGCTGTAGTCGTCGATGGGGAACTTGGTTTTTATTTTCGACACGTGCTCGAGTTTCACCCAGCATCGCGCTTCGGGGATGGTGAGGCTTGGCGGCGCTGTGAACCCGTCATAGTCATTCATGCCGTAAGCGTAATATGCGCCTGAATCATGAATGTCGGCCTCAATGTAAGTGTCATCCGTCATCCATAAGAACGCTTTTTTACATGTGTTGACGGTCAAATCGGACACGTTGAACTTGAGAGGGAACAGCACTTTCCCGTCGGATTTCTCGGCATGCTCCTCTATGTAATCCAGAATGGTTTTATCCAGATCCCAGTTATACCGGCAGGTGATTCCGTCGGCGAGTTTGACCGATTGCCGTCCTGGATAGGATGACTGTTTCTTGTAGCGCACGAAGAGCGCTCGTCGATCGTATAGTGTTGCCATAAGCTCTTCCTTTTATGTAGATGTTTTCAGTATAACAGCCACGACAGAGGTTAAATAGGGCGGATTATGAACGTGGCTGCATTTGTTTCCATCTCATCCGCCAGCGATATCTTTTTGGCGTTGTAGCCCAATCTCTCGAACTTGTCCGGATCGAAATCTCCCAATTGCTGCACATTGTCCAACGCCAACCAGTAGTTGGCGGGCGTTCTTCCCCATGGGAATGGTGCCTGATAGTGGGATTTCGGATTCCAGGTTTTTGGATTGTATGCCTCTCCGAAATTGGTCACTGTTCCAATGAGTTTGATTGTGCTTTGGGGTGACCAGAGCAGCAAATAATTAAAGCCTATTTTGTTTCGCAATGATTTGTAGTTGCCGACGAACAGCAGTCTTCCCTCGTGCTCGGCGGCATGACGGAGGAATTCTTCGATGGTGGTTTGCGGGCTAAAATAGGAGATTCGCCCTCGTGGGGCGTGGCCTATTCGTAGCATCAAGGTAAGTCCGTCTATCTTGAAGGGTTCAGTTTGCGATGTCATGGAACAATCTTACCACATGTGAATATATTCAGTATGTCAGGTAAGTGTCTTCAGTTCGTACACAACCAATACGGGAGTCTCACGAACCCGACCGAAAAGCTCGTGACCACGCTTCGACCGCTCGATCGCACGCATCACCACCTCCGGAGCGGAACGGATATCCAATCGAGCTTTCCCGACCCTATCCGCCCACAAATTCTGTATCACAGTCAACTCGACGCGATTAACACTGCGAATCTGCAAAGACTGCCGCTCGACCCGGTGCAATCGGACATATTCAGCGGCCACATCAGCCAACCCGACACCCAACTAATTCTTCCTTTCTCAACGAAACGCATATACCAAAGAGGGGACCATGGACGCGGCCGCAAAAACAAGCGAAGACACCGCCAGTACGAGCCTCCACATCAAAGGCACCCCAACCGCAAGCCAGGAAACCAACTGCATCCCCAACAGCCAGAACACCGCGAAAACCAGCATTCCCAGCACGAGCGCCCAGCTCAAACGTCGTTCCTCCCGACGCTTTCTCGCTATTTCGCGCCGCGACGGTTCGACGGTACTGCCGCTGATTCGAGCCGGTTCCAGAATGATCGTCGTAGTCGCCCCGATGGTTTCGCCGGCGCTGTTTTCCTTACTCACTCGGGCTCCTTTTCTGGATTCTGGATTCTTTTCTGACGTTCGCATTCATGTCTCAATGGCGGATACGTGTCGGCTATGGCGTCCAATGTCGCCGTCCGAAGCTCGACATACCTATCCTGATCCAAGTCATGGCACTGCTGGTCGTAATCGGTCAACGCATGCCGGGCATAATTGACCATCCAGCGTTCCAAGACGAATGGATTTGGCTCCTTGCCGGCATCCCTGACCATGTTTCTGCGACGCAGCTCGTAATGGTGGAGCTTTGCCGCATCTCGCAGGTTACCGTAGGGAATGAGTCGCACGTGTACTGTTAGTTTTTCGCACACTTCAAGGTCATGTCTTTCTGCTCTGGTGTTATGTGGACATATTCAGTTTAACAAGCAAAATATCAGGAAAGAATAGAATCCAGTATGCCCGGGATTAGGCTCCGAGGAAATACTCCTTGCACATAATCTGGTACAAGGCTTGCTCTTGCATTGCGTCGGAAAGAGCTCGATGCTGTTCCACGTCTGCCACGTGATAGCGTTTGATCAGATCCGCGACCTTGTGATGGCGAATTTCCGGATGGACGTCACGGCTCATTTCCAAGGTATCCAGGAATGGGTGGTCGAACAGGGGACGATTCGGCCAGGTTTCCGCCGTGGCCCAGTCGAGGAATTTCAAATCGAACGTCGCATTGTGTGCGAGGAAGGGCGTTTCGAATCCCAGCCACCGTTCGAACTCTTTCATCGCATGCTTGACAGTCGGTTTGCCACTCACGTCGTAAGTGGTGATTCCCGTCAATTGCGTGATGTGTGGCGGGACGATCATTTGCGGGTTGATGAGTTGGCTGTAGGTGTCGACGATTCGTCCGTTCTTGACTTTCACGGCGCCGATTTCGATGAGTTTCGCGCCATCTTCCGGGTTGAGGCCGGTGGTTTCGGTGTCTACCACGACGTAGTCAAGCAATGGCGCCTCCAGCGGCGGGATGCGTCGTGGATCGTCGCTTCGGTATTTGTCCCAGTAGCTCATTGGGTGTTCCTGTGTTCTCTAAGATTATGTGGACATATTCAGTATAGCAGACAAATCGAGGTCAGGCAGGAACCTTCCGACCGCGACCGTCGCCAAACAACGTGAAAAGCAGACTCGCACGATTCGGGCCAACCTGCTTGTCGGACAACACGCATTCCATGCAAACCGGACCATACACGCTCGGCACCAAGCCCATCGTGCTTCCACAAAGAGAGCATCCAGCGGGCTTGGTCAACGCATCATCATTCAGCTCGACAATCAATTGTCCTGACCTTTCAACGATTCCTTAATCCGTTTCTCCTCTTCATCCGCAGCCTTCTCGCTCAACTGCCGTACGGACGGAGGACGCTTGTCCCGGATAGAATCAGGGGAATGAGAGTGGACGGCGCGCAACATCGCGGAGGCCATCTGCCGGTATTCGCACCTCAGCCAGACGGGAGTCTGCTGCCAGCAGCGGCCGACAGTCGCACTGTCCCCGACGAGATTCCACAGGCGCATTTGCTGGGCACGTAGCGCCATAGCCGCGGTCTCCACTTGCGTGTCCTCGGGCTGCCAGTCTTTTCGATTAGGCATCAGCCGTAATCCCGTCTCCGAAACCATGCAGGGCATGTATCAGATTCTTGACGGAAAATGATTCCGCCTCGCGGTTGACGATTCGACGATTCAATCCGAGAACCACGTCTTCGACCTGTCTGCGGACATAAGGCTCCAACGGGGGGAGAGGGGGCGTTTTGCGGGTATCTGCAAGAAGGGCATAGTCTCTTTCCAGATCGGCAAGATTCGTTCCCTGCAATCGGATGCGACGGAGCAGCGTGATCTCATCCGCATCCAGCAGACACGGCCAGGCTTCCGTTCCTGACTGGATATGACGTACTCCGTTCAGCAATCGTGCGGTCTCGGCCATGGATTTATTGCGTTTCGCGCTCTTCATGCCCGGCCAGTGTCGCAAAACGGACAGGTTCCCGCGAGCGTCATCCAAAGCCGTCTTGACGACATTGCTGGTGGTCAACCGATGGGCGAAAGGCTCGATGGCGCGAATGAAGCCGGCGTCCAGCAGAAAGCATTCGGTCGGCAACGTCAACGATTCCAACAGGCTACGATGGCCGTCGATCAGTCCGTCGATATAAGAAAGAGGTGTGAGGATTCTGATATCGAGGTCACGCATGTTCTGAGTCGTTCGAGCTTCGCCGAGCAGTATCTCCCAAGGCTGCGGCATCGTGATGACGCAAAGCGAGGGCTTGTTGTCCTTCGCCGCTAAACCATGCGCGTAGTCTCCTTCTATCCATGCGGAAATGATGCGTTGCTGGGGAAAATGCTCCAGTGCTTTTTCGATGCAGTCGATGTTGTTCACGCCGCCAGTTCCATTCGCTTGGCAATCTCATTGCGCCATGTCTGCACCAGCAGTCGGATATGCCATCCCGTACCGAGGTCGGCATTTTCCAAGTCGAATGGATCCCAATTTTTCGCAACGATGCGAATGTCCCCTGATGTGCAATCATAGGAGTAGTCGATGGACGTGGTTCCGAGCTGAATTTTCGTCGTATAGTAGGTTTTCGGGTTATCCACGAAGACTTGGATGACATTCCCGGGCAGTTTTGTGTCTGCCTTGTTTTGGACGATTCCGGTGTTGTTTGGGTTTGGAATTTTATATGTGGCTTCGTGGACGATGGAGATCAGCGCGGAGAGGAACCTCTGTTTTAGGGAGAGGTTGTCGCAGTAGGCGCACTTGGTGATGGGCTTGCCGGATCTTTCGAGTCGCAGGCTTCTGCATTTTTCGCACTCGTATAGGGTGTAGGTCTTTCGTGCGTCTGTGATGTCTTGTATGGGTTGCATTTTCCTTTGGTTTCTCTTTCAATCTTTTATGTGGACATATTCAGTATAACATGTAAAATACAATATGATTGTTATACTGAAGAAGTCCACATAAAAAAGAGGAGGAGCGATGAAAACCACAGCTTCCATGCGCAAACGCATAAACTCGCTACTCGAGGAACTGGGAGAAGGATGGAGTGAAGGAGACCCATTCGAAGGCCGCAACGGGCACCCAACCATTCCGATGGCCTACCAAGGAAAGCTAGTAGGAAACCTCGCATTCCCCAACTACGGGACCCTGAGATATATATGGGGTCCATGCGGGAGAATCCCGCACCTCTATCAGAAACCAGCCAAGCACATCGCCGACATGCTCCGCCGCGCCGCAGGAATCACACCAAACCAAAATACGCAGGAAACCGCAGGTGATTCCCCATCGAAGGCGGCGGCCTGATGGCAAGAATCAAAGAAACGTTTAACAGCCGCGCTTGGTTCATGATCGAATGCGACGACCCCAACTGCGAACAACGGTTCGACGACAGCCAATGGTATGCGGACGAGGACGATCTGCTGACCGCCGCGAAGGATGACGGCTGGCAAATCCCGTACAAGGACGAGCATCCCGAACTGGAACGCGACATGCACTACTGCCCGGCGCACCGGCTGCCCGAATGCACGACCTGCACGAACATCATGATCGATCCGGTCGGCTGGAAGGACGGGCAATGCCCCGAATGCATCAAGGAGGAGATCCCGCATGAACGGTCATGATTTCACGCTCGAACAGAACACCGAAGCGAGGATGATGCTGGCGGTCGCCCGCCGCGGGCTCGCCGCCGCCATCAACGACGCGGAGAACGGGATAGGCCATCTGTCCTGCGACGACCCGCAGACCATGAATCATATCCGCGCATACTGGAAACGAATCCACGAACGGTATCTCGAAACGGATAGTCTGATCGCCGACCTGGTCGCTTGTGCGCGAAACATCACGGACGGCGGCGAATGGAATCCGAGTGAACTCGCAACGGACTCGAAGACAACCGGTCGACGAAACAAGAATCCCTTGGGCTTCAGCCGTGGGGAATGCCAAAAGGAAGTCATCAACCACATCCACGACAAGGGGAACGACAATGAGTGAGAAACCCTTCTGGGAGGGCAAGACCTGCAAGGAAATGGCTGGTCTGCATGTCAAGGTCACATACGAGAACGGGGACGTGCTTACCGGCGTAACCGACGAAGACGGTGATATTGAATACGCTTACACCCTCAGCGAGGGTAGTGTCGATGACAAGTTCATCCCGAGAGACTTCATCGAGTCTATCGAATTGGTGGATGACCCCGAGTGTGAGCGCATCGATGATATCGGTGACGTGCGCGTGGGCGACGTGTACGTTGCCACGGATGGCAATGAATACACCGTCACGGCACTTAATAAGGCCACGGCCGACCCCCCCCTGAGGGTAGCGGTTTCCGACGGGGTGTGCTGGCCCCGTCGTGATTATTTTGCCTACGCCCTCCGTCCAGCCCCGAAGCTCCCCGACAAGCCCGGCCTGTGGTTGGACAACGAGGACTGCGTGTGGATTTACGGCGAGAATAACAGGCTTGTGCGTCTCATTGGTTCCAAGGGGTGGCAGACCTGCTACGAAGGCATGGCATTAGGCAATCCGATACTACGCGATTGCGCCCCGTTCCGCCCAGCCAAGGCTGTGGAAGTATGAAAGTCACGTTCAAAGGAAGAGAACGTTCTATGACGGTCCCGAGAAAACCGGAATGGGATTAAGCAATGGGCTATGTTCGAATCATGTGGGTTGGAGCCAATCTTCTCGCACTCATTCCTCTGGCGCCGCTGCTCAGATCGAAAGACCTGAGGTTAGGACGATTGCATGCGGCCATCGCGTTCACAATCATGTTCTCGGAGCTGGTTTCGTGGCTGTTGTTCCTCGGCCTATCCGTTTTGGAAGGATTTTTCTGATGGACTTATCGAATCGCGCCGTAAGACCACCGGCTTCAGCCGTGGGGGGGGGGGCCAATTGCCTGAATTGAGGATTGTCGGACCGGCCGAACCTTGCGACGGCCGCGACGGGGAATGGCCGGTGGAATGGGACGGCGGGCACGGCCTGCTCGTCGTCCGCAGGTTGAAGGCCGAACTCAAGGGGATTCGCTGATGCACAGAGGATTCTGCACGGATTGCGGCGCGTACGCGGCCTTGGGCGAAAACGACAGATGCGCCGCCTGCGACGCATGGCGTCACAGGGAGGAGGAAAGGCGGGATCATGTCTGAATGGTGGGACCGTTACCTGTTCGACGATCTGATTGGGTTGGAGGCCGCGGCCGTGGCCTCGGACGGCAGCCGGCATATCGGCCCGTTCGTCCGTTTTGGGGATTATCTGACGGTAGACGATACATGCGTCTTCACACGGAAGGACAAGGGCGATGGCGTGCGGCTCATGGAAGAAGTCGACCATGTGCGTCTGCGTCCCGAGGAGCCGTTCTGGCAGGGTCGTTTTCTGGACGAGCTGGAAGGAGTCCGGGTGCGCGTCGAATTCGGGGGACGGCGTGGGGCGTTCGAGGGGCCGCTGGAACCGTTTGACGGCGTATTGGGCCTCCGGGCCGGCGGCCGTGGCATGGAATACGTGTTCGGCGATTCCGGCTACCGGTTCGCCCAACCGGGCTTCGTCAGGGTCAGACCTGTGGAAGACCAGCCGGACGAACCGGTGCCGGCCATCAACGCCTCCCGTCTCATCGAATCCCGGACCCTGCTGCGCGTGGCCCGCCGTCAGCTCGCCGAAACGGAGAATCTACTAACCCAATCATTTTCTCGGCTACCGCGTTTTAGCAAAGAGGATGCCAGCCGAATGGAAGCCCGCCGGCATGATATCGAAAACAAGATGTTTGAGCTGCGCGAACTGATTGGCGAACAATCGTACGATCTGAACTCAATCGAATCGAAAGGACAAACAAGATGAACGATGGAAAAAGGCAAGTCATGGGCGAGTCGAAACCAGACGAGAATCCTATTGCCACCATCTATTACGAGAACGGCACGGAGCTGACCGGAAAGGCCGTCACCCTACAAGATGGAACAGTTGGAGTCAGGATTCCCGGCGAATTCTTCAAGACGGCGCTCCTGCCTGACGGTTCGATGCCTGATGGCGTCAAATCGGTGGATATCGGCCCCAAGCATGTGGAGGGCGGTCTCCCGCTGACCGACGACATGGTCTGCATGGCGGTCACGGCCATGCTGCGCGACGCGGTCGGATTGACGTCGGGCGAGGCGTCGGATGCGTATGAGGCATGGCTGAACCGGGCGAAAAGGGCCACAATCGAGCATTGGGTGGACTCCCTGCCCACACGCGAATCCACGCGACTGCATTGCAAGTATCTCGACCGTGACGGAGCCGACTATCCGAAGGAAGAGGGGGACGCATGGCGCTGATCGAGCATGAGGCGCGCGTCGGCCTGCCGCGCATGTGGGAGCATCCGAAACGCACCCGCACCCGGCGGGGAGGCGTCGTGGCGAGCATGGTCGGCGGATATACGGCGATACTGCTCATCCGCCAGCCGAACGGCGTGGAGAACAGCATCCGGAGACAATGCTCGACCCTGAACGAGGCCGAAACATGGCTGGACGAGCAGATGGGAGAAGACGAATGAGCGGCCATGAGAAACCGGATGCGCCCGGACTGTGGAAGGCCGCACATGGCGAATACGGCGTGATGTTCCACGATGACGGCGAACCCGCCATGCTCCTGTTCGGCCCGGGCGCGAAGGTTCGTGCTTTGGATGCCATCGGCCCGTATACGAGGCTCCAGCCCGGAGTTCCGGTCGGCTCCGCGCCGGTCCCGAATCTTCCCGGACTGTGGATGGACAAGGACGGGAGCCTGTACTTCCTGTCCGGCGGACGACGGGTATGGAGAATCCGGGACGACCATGACTGGATGGCAGAAGAACTCGGAAACGACCCCTGGGAATTGTCCAAACATGGCCCGTACGCCCGGTATTCGCTCCAAGCCGTCGAAGAGGTCCCGTGGAAGCCGGCCTCCGACGATTCCACTCCGATTCATGAGGGGAGCCGCACCGTGCATCTCCCGGATGTCCGATCGTTCGGACGCATGGAACAGGACAAGTGGCTTGCCGTGAAGAACCTTGAGGAGAGCGCCGAACTGGTGGAGGCCTGCAAGCAGTGGCTGAAGGCCTGTGATCCGGCCGATCCGAGCGGCATCGACGGCCAGTTCATCGGCGTCGTGAACTGTCTGAACATTCATGGCGCGGCCGTGGGCGACGAACCCGATATCGACCTGGACAAGGCGCAGACCGACTGGCATGACCACGTGCGCGACCAGCGCCGTCAGGCCATGCTCGGCGAACTGGCCGACGTGTTGCAGACGGTCGGCAACCTGATCACCGCGTTCGGCATCACGGATGAGGAGGTCGAACGGGCGATGGACGGCTGTCTGGAACGCAACAGGCGGAAGGGCAGACTCTGATGGGAACCACGAGAATATGGGATTCCCGCAACAACAGGCGGGCGACGGTCGAACACGAGACGTTGAGACCATGCCCGTTCTGCGGCGGCACTCCACGAATCGACGATGATGTGGACGATACGACGGAACGGTACACGGTGCGCTGCGACTGCGGCGGGAACATGCCCGGCCGGCACGTTCCGATCGACCCGTCGTTCCAGACCCGCGTCACCTGCCTGCGTTCGGCGGTCGAGAAATGGAACAGGAGGGGCTGATGGACTACACGGACAGCGGCTTCAGGGCCGGTTTCCGACGTGGATTGCGTGTCGTATGGGATGCGATGTGCTTCCGCCCGTTCCGGCATGAGCCGTGGCCGTCGCCGCCCATGCCGTTCCTGCGCGAGCATTTGGAAGCGTACGGCGGCACCCGTATGAGCCCGGCCGATTTCGACCGGTGCGAGACGGACTGGTATCGGATGCTTGACGAACGGAACCGCATGTTCGACCGTTACCTGCTGGGCATGCGCTGCGCACGGTATGCGGTGTCCGGCATGTGGATTATCGCGTTCGCGATTGTCGGGCTGACCCTGGTCGAAGTGTCGTCTTGAACCGGTCAGAAGTTCTTCCCTCCACGACCGAACAAGGCATCGTGCGAGCCGGTGCGGGTGAGCACGAGGCACAGTTCGCCATGATCGATCCGGTAGATAAGAAGCCAGTCGCCCTCGATGTGGAGTTCGCGAAATCCGAGCCATTCGCCTTTCAACGCATGGTCGCGGTATTCGCGCTGCAATGTGTCCGCATCTTCGGCCATCAGAGTCTGGAGCGCCTTGCGCAGCTTGTCCGGGTCGTAGTGTTTTCGCTTCAGTCGCTTCCAGTCTCGTTCGAAGGTAGGTGTCCGGGATATGTCGTTAAGCATCGAGATCCGCCATCAGATCGTCCACGCTGCCGAACCTTTTGCCGATGCCGTTCAGCGCCTCGTGTCTCGCCTGCCTGTTTTCGGCAGCTATGACCGCTTGCCGGTAGATGCGGTAGTCGTGCGCGTTGATGATGAAATAGGTGGGTTCTCCGTTGCGGAGCACGGTGACAGGTGTATCGTCCTCAACTTTGGCGAACTCGCGGCTTGCCCCCGCATGCCCGAATTTGCTGATCGGAACGATTGTGTCCAATGGGACGGTGATCGTTTCTGCTGCCATCGCAAACCTCCAAAAGGAATATATACATATATGTATACAAATGTACACCCATTTTGTAATATCCACCATCCTTCCGAGAAGAGCCGGAACATTCCGATGGCGGCATCGAAATGTGGAACGCATACGGGAACCGATGCGGAAAGGAACAACTGATGGACAAAATCGATACTGAAATCCGGTTCGCCGACATGGCGGAGGAACGGTTGCGCCGCGAGGATCCGCACTATCGTGTCTGGTCGTTCACCGATGACGATGATGTGACGGCATTGTATCTGGGCCGCGTGGACATGAACGGGGAGCCGGTGGAACGGTACGACCGGACACGTACGATTCTCGCATTCGATGGAGACAGGGTGTTTGCGAAATGGCATGGCGGACGCCTGTTCGAGGGCGGCCGCCTTGCCGAAGCGTGGATCGACGTGTTGAGGAGAAATCGGGAAACGAATACCTTGAAAGCCCTGTTGGATGACGGATTGGACACGTTGCAGGAACTGTTGGAGGCGATACCGCAGGACAGTCGGCAACTTTCATGCGAGGAGCTGGTGCCACGGCTGCGCAAGGCGTTGGGTCAGGCGAAGACCTGCGGGAAACTGGAGCAACAAATCAGGGATCTGGAGGAATCATGACCGGCTTTCTCGACCGGCTGCTGCACGCGGATAAGCCGCAACCGTTGGACGTGGACACGGCGGCCGCCATGCTCAGCATCACGCCCGGACTATTGCGCGAGTTCGAACGCTCCTACCATGCGAACGTGCTCGACCGGAAGAATGCGCCCACGGGACCATTGGGTCCGGACGCGAAGACCGTTGTCGAATCCCGCTCCGGACACGGGCTGTCGGACGAGGCGTTGGCGTTGGATGCGCGCATCGTGCGCGAACTGCTGTCGGATACAGGCGTCATCCGGTTCGACGGGGAACGTCTGACCACGATTCCGGCATTGGCTCCCGTCCCGGAAAAGTATGTGACGGAATCGGACGCGAACGCCCTGCATCCGGAGGAGAGGCCCCAGTTGGCGGGCGAGCTCATCCACCGTCAGATCGATACGGTGAACTATCCGCTCCTGTTGGACATGTGGCGGCATGCCACGGATCCGAAACGTTCCGCGAGGCAACGGCATGAGGCGTACGGCATGTTCCGCACCGGCCTCGACCTGCTCGACCTGGATCCGGTCATGTACCGAATGCTCGACATGAACCCGGCGAGCATAGGCCATTGGCTGCCCGCATTGGCCAAGGCGAACGAAGGCAAGACGTTCTTCCGCATCCCGAAGACCACGATAGCCAAAGCGCCGTTGACCCTGCTGCAATTGTCGCGCGTCGAATACGAGTCGCTGACCGCCGCCACATTGGATGTGGTGGATCGGTGGGCGCAGGCCGCGTTCCGCCTGAAACCGGACGAATCTTATTTCCTCAAGACCGGCACGTTCAGCAACAAGTATGATTTCCGCAACGCGCACGTCACCGAACCGCACGAGGTCATGCAGATCGGCGAATACCTGTTGTACCTCCAATCCCAAGCGGTCGAAATGGCCGGACCGTTGAGCCAACCTGCCACGTACGGGGTTTCCACGACGAACGAGATGGTGGTCCGCGAATACATCCCCGATACGCATGACCTGCCGACCATCTACATGGGTCTGCCGTTGCGCTGCGAATACCGGTGCTTCATCGACTGCGACACGGATGAGCTGCTGGGCATCCACCCGTACTGGGATCCCGAAGTCATGAACAAACGGTTCCGTGACGCGCCCGACGCCTCCAATCCGCACATGCGGCATGATGCGGTCACGTACGCGATGCGCGAACCCTCGTTGATGCGCGAATACGGGGAGTCGAAGGACCTGGTCGCCGCTCATGTCAGGGAGCTGCTGCCCGGCCTGGGCCTGGCGGGCCAATGGTCGCTTGACATCATGCGCGACGGCGACGACTACTGGCTCATCGACATGGCGCCCGCCGAACGCAGCACCTTCTACGAACAGGCGGTGCCGAAAGGGAAGCATCGGCCGATGGTGGAGAACTGGATGCCCGAACTGGAGGGAGAACATTGACCGAAATTGGCGGCGCAAGCCCCGTCTTTTTAAGACTGGGGTAAGCCGCCTTTTTTTGATTAGTCATTATTTTTTTCGTGGTAAGATTTTACGGTATGAGCCAGAAGGTACGAATCGTCAAAGTCAGGCATGCGGGCGCGTCCGTGTACCTTGGCGACGATTCGTGCCGCAACCACTGTTGGACGCGCAACCCCGAACGCATCATGGACTGGCTGTGCGATGGGTGGCGCACCCGTTTCAACCAGCATCGGGGGCATAGGACAATCCGCCGCTACATGGAGGATATGGAAACCCATGAGCGCATGTGGGTGGACGTTCCCTTGGGCGGGGCGACCGTCGGGGAGCCTTTCAAGGACAGCGAGGCCCGAACCCGGTGTTCTTGGCTCGCATGCATCCCCGCCGCCGTTCTCGCCAGCCCCATGCGCGTGGAGAACTCGGAATGGTACGCCGCGTTGAAACGCAAGAAGATCAATGGCGGGCGCGTCCCCGGGTTCAAATCCCGCAAACGCGACCCCCAGTATTTCGTATGCTGGCGCAACCAGACCAAGACCGGCAACGCCGTCTACCATCAGGTGTCACGCAAGCGTGGCGTGGTCATCATCACCGGAACCGTGAAAAAGGAGTTCCGCAAGCCGGGCGAAACGGAGTGCCGTTGGAGGCTCTCCATCCACGTGCGCGTCAGCCAACCCGTCAGGGATTACACGAGCGTGGCGGTGAATTGGACGGAACGCACACTGGTGTTCACCAACAAGCCATCCCCCATCCAGCGGAACGCCACCGGCAGGCAGACCGGCATCGACCGTGGTTGCGTCCACACATTGGCCTTGTCGGATGGGACCATGCTGGACATGCCGCAACCGTCCGAACAGGAGAAGCGAGCGTACCTGCGTTTGCAACGCAAGCTCGCCCGACAAGACATGACCAACAGCCGACGTGATGGGAAAACCGCGAAATTCCAGTCGAAACGACGCAAACTCACATTGAAGCGCATGGGTTCGATACGCCGCCGAGTCAACAACCGCAAGGACGATTGGGTCGCGAAGACCACGACCCGACTGGTCGAAGACTACGACCTCATCGCCTTGGAAGCGTTGGACACCCGGCAGATGACCCGCAAGCCGAAACCGAAACAGGATCCCGACCATAAGGGACGCTACCTGCATAACGGTTCGACGGCCAAAGCGGGATTGAACCGCAGTATCCTCAACAACCGTTGGACGGACATCCAGAACAAACTCGAATACAAGACCCGTCTCGCCGGAACCCGGCTCATACTGGTCAACCCGGCGTACACGTCCCAGACCTGCAACCGTTGCGGCCATGTCGCAAAGGAGAACCGTGAGAGCCAAGCGGTCTTCCAATGCGTCAACTGCGGCAACAAGGCTAATGCGGACATCAACGCGGCCAAGAACATTCTCAGTCGCGCGATACACACAACCGGCATGGACGATGCCGAGGGCGTGGAGGGACACGCTTCCCGTGAAACCAATGTTTCATGGGAGAGTCCCGTTGAAACGCCGACCCCTGCTCCGCGTATGGGAAGACCCCTCCATTGAGGAACGTGTCTCATACGCGACAGGAATCCCCCGGCTTCAGCCGTGGGGAGGAAGTCAACGGCTGGCTTATCGACATCATCCCGCAGAAGTGCCCGTCCGACGTGATGGACGCGCCGGAAGCGTATCGCGCCGCATGGGGACGATACGTCGGCGAGGCCGTGCCGGGCGACGGGGATCCGGAGGATTGGCGCGAACAGGCGGCACGCCTGGAGGCCGCGGCACGTATCCTCCCGGATCCGCATGTGCGCGTGGCCGGCCGATCGTACGGGGGGCCTGACCCGATGACGCTCGCCCATTACGGCGTGGTAAGAATCAGGCCGTATATGGATCAGCTGACGTTGCCCGCCTCGAACGTCGACCGGTGGGATCTCATCCCCGCATTGCGCCCGTTTCTGGGACGCGACGTGCAATCCGTCCCTTGCGACGGGGATGCGATCGATGCGGCGGCGCGGGGCATGCTCGACCGGCATCCCGGTGCGGGTGTGGTCGCCAAGTTCATGTTCAGGGAGAAGCGTCTGCCGCTCGCGTTCATCGACCCGGACGGCACGTTCGAACAGTCGGACGAGTATGGCGGGAAGCCGGAGCGTATCCCGTTCGCCGCATGGCGGTGGGCCGGCTATGACCTCGCCCTGTTCGAGGGCGAGCCGGACGCGGCGCTCGTCCAGCAGCGGGTGCGCATGCGCTACGAGTACCGGGTGCAGGTGATCGGCGGGGAACCGGTATGCGGGGCCGGCTGCGTGGAACGGCATACGCCCGCCGACAACACGGGCGAACGGTATGATCCGCGGATGGAGGAAACACGCAACGACGGGCGCATCGAATCGCACCCCGACATCGCACGGTTGTATGAGGCGTTCGCACTCGAGGCGGCGCATGCGATACGCGGCGAAGTCGAAGGCCCATACGTGATGGACCTGTATCTGGATGATGCCGGGCAGCCGCATGTGATCGAACTCAACCCGCAGTCGAACAGCGGCCTGTACGCGCTCGACATGGACGCGCTGCTGACGGCGATACGGGACAATCCGGAGCAGTTCATGCCCGACCCGTCGCGGGGCGGCATGCCCGGCTGCCTGGGAGTCAGGGAGGAGACCTGTATCTGACGGTCCCGCTCCGATGATATTCTATGTATACAGAAAAAACGTTTACAGGGGAGAAAACATGAGGTTGTTGAGCTATGCCATCAGCGGCCTGCGCCTATACGAAAACCATGAATGCAGGATGGACCTGTACGCCATCGACGCCGTAAGGGAACCCGGATACACCCACATGCTCGACGGCGCCGCACGCAACATCAGCATCAACACGGCCATCGGCATCGCCGGCATCAACGCATCGGGCAAAACCACCGCATTGAGGGTCACCGAACTCGCCCTCGCCGTCGCCGGCGGCATGTCGCTGGGTTCGCTGAACCCCGACCTGTTCCCCCTGTACGACACCATGGACGACCGGATCGGGGTGCGCGCGCTGTTCGAACAGGACGGCCGCTTCCATCTCATCGACAGCCTGCTCGAGCGGACAGGCGAGGGTCGCACGCCGTTGAGGTTCATCCGCGAGACCCTGAGCATCCACCACGGCAAGCTCAGCAAGAAAATGCTTGCCTCCGCCATGAACGGCACGTTGGATCCGGAACGGTGGACCGTGCTCTCATCCCGCAACGTGGGCAGGCCCGGCGTCCGCGGCGAACTGTCCGCCGACGCGAAACGGTATCTGCCGCCCGACCGGAGTATTTGCGGGGCCTTCGTCAAGGACACCGACATCGCGACCGAACTGCTGCCGGTGTCCCCGACGCTCACCGTCAGCCCGGCCCGCCCCGTCGTGACGCTGTTCGACGCCAGCATCGAACGCCTCGACTACGACAAGGACGGAATCCATCTGAAATTCCGCAATGAGGGCAAGGAGCGGGAGGTCACCCCGAACTCGCTGGTCAACATGGTCTCATCCGGCACCCTGAGAGGCGGCGCACTGATCGGCCGAGCATTGGAGACACTGCGCGCGGGCGGCTATCTGATTGTGGACGAACTGGAGAACAGCATCAACAAGCAGCTCGTATTCACCATCATGGACCTGTTCGCCTCCCCGGTCACGAACCCGCACGGGGCCACGCTCCTATTCTCCACCCACTATCCGGAGCTGCTGGACCATTTCACCCGCAAGGATTCGATATGGTTCGCCGTCCGCGATGGAAAAGGCTTCGCCCTCCGGAATCTGGGCGCATACTTGGGCCGCACCGATTTGAAGAAGAGCGTCTCCTTCTTCGCCAACCGGGTACCCGGCACCGCGCCCTCATACGCGGCCGTCCGCGCCCTCCAGGATTATGCGGAAAGGTACGTGCATGCTTAACGCGGAAGGCCAGTACGTGCTGTTCGTCTGCGAGGGCGTGGCCGAACAGTACATACTCACGACCCTCATCGAACGAGGGGAACTGACAATACCGGCCGATTTTATCGTGCCCAACCAGCTGCGCGGAACATGGTACTTCACGCGCAAGGAATCAAAGCGGATGCTCGACCGGTTCCTCAACATGTCATACGGCGAACATCCATTGCTCATCGTCCGAATAGTTGATTCGGACTCGGATGTACTGCGCGTACCCCGAGGCTACGAGCATGCGGCCGAGGTCGTGAACCTGCGAACCCATCCCGAAATCGAAATGCTGGTCATCATCAACGAGGGCATGTACGGCAAATACACGAACGGCTCCAAACGGCTGAAGCCCTCCGACTATTGCAAAAGAGAACTGGGCATGAAGCAGGTGAAAAGCCGCGCATGGCTGGAACGATACTGGGCCGCGTCCGGCTTCCGCGAGCCTGCGTCTTGCGGTGCTCCTGCCGATTGCCAACACGGAGCACATCTCGTCGAGGATGCGTCCCTTGTCCTTCTTCGATGCCTTCATGTACTCATCCCTGAATCTCAGGGTGACCTGTCGCTTCGTCGCCATGCTGATCCTGTCTTCCATAAGACAAGCCAAACAGGACCGGTACCGTTCGCGCTCATTCCCGATGAGGCACCACTATGCACTACGCGCTCAAAAAACGTGAGGCACGTCGCCCACGCCGTGAAGAGCCGTGTCCGCACTATAATGTTAGATAGACGGGTTTACCGTGTTGCGATGCAGGCGAAAGGAGGCCGATGATGTGCGGAGCGTTGGATGTGGCGGACTACATCCTTCAGGAGAAAGGACGTCTGACAGCCTTCCAATTGCAGAAACTTCTCTATTACTGCAAGGCATGGAGTCTGGTATGGGGCAACGCCCCGGTGTTCGGCGAGCCGATCGCCGCCTGGGGCGACGGTCCGGTCGTGTACGACGTGTACAAGCGGCACGCGCACCAGTACAGCGTCATCGCCGACGACATCCACGGCGACCGTGACAAGGTGCCGGCCGATTACATGCCCCTGCTCGATGGGGTGCTCTCGTCATACGGGAGAATGGGCGGGGACGATCTTCGGGATCTCACCCACGCCGAGGAACCTTGGAAGGACGCCTACAACGGGAACAACGGGCTCAAGGCGGCGACGATCAGCGACGAAAGCATGCACGACTACTATTCGCGGTTGATGAACTCGGACGAAACGACGCGTCGTAACCATCATGTGCCTCATTTCACGGTCCGCCCGGTCGTGGACATTAACGAAAAGGACTTCGAGTGGCTGACCTCCCAGCTCTGATGCGTCCCGGCAGCATGCGCGTGGCATGGGATCGCATCATCCCCCAGACGAATCTGACCCAGGACGCCATCGAGGGATTCGCCAGCGGCAACCCAGAATTGGATCACTTCTGGCTGGACAAGAGCCTGACCTATTCGAAGATAGGCATGTGCGCCGTGCATGTCGCCATGAAAGGTGAGGACATCGCCGGATTCTACACGATTTCGCCGTCCGTAATCCGAGGCGTCGGTCTGCCGAAAAGCCGTCAGGCGGGCAAACCCACCATGGCGCATCCCTCATGGCTGATAGGCGAGCTCGCCGTCCGCAAGGACCTCAGAGGAAAAAAGGAAAACGGGAGTGTCGGCGCGGCCTTGCTGTGTCATGCGGTCCACATGGCATGCGATCTGAGCGTGATGGCCGGAGGCAGACTGGTCATGCTCGACCCTCTGAACGACACGTTGGGCAAATGGTATGAAGACCATGGGTTCCTGCGGCTACCCGACGCGAAGACCATGTTCATGCCGTTGAGGAACGCCAGAAGCTATATGGAACAAATCGGCGAACCGTTCTTCGTGTTCTGATCGTCGAATCCGGTGACGCCGGAACAGCCGGTTTGTTGACGGAAGCCGCAACAAAGGTCCATGCGGCCCGAATTCCCGCCCGTCCGGGCCGCATGGACCTACCATGGGAATCAGCTTGATTCCATCCGTCAACGGCTGTACGCCGTCGAATCCGAACCGTCCGGCACGGTGAAAGGAGGGACACGAATGGGTCGGCCGTTGCTGTTCATCGATTTCGATGGGGTGATCAACCAGTTCCCCGACGACAAGGTCATGCGCCGGCAGGGGAGAACCGGTTGGATGAGACCCGACGATCCGCACCGCGCCGCGTACGCGCCGGACAACTGGTTCAGGCCGGACCGTAGGGAGCGGCTCCTGGTCCGCGACCTGGGACGCCGGTTCGTCATCCGGTGGAACGCGGAGCTCGTGGCCCGATTGGACGCCCTGGATGCGGACAAATGGTGGCTGACCACCTGGCAGCCGGAAACCGGGCGATTGAACCGGGCGTTGGGCGTCGACTGGCCGACCATCCGCTGGTACGATCCCATCACCCGCGACGGGATCCCGACCGGCAAACGCCGCACCATCCTCGACGCGCTGAAACAGGACCGGCCGATCGTGTGGCTGGACGACGAGGAGACCACCTACAATGCGGGGCTCGCCATCCAGACCACGCCGCACGAGGCTCCCGTGCTTGGCGTCGGTCCGGATTCCGCGATCGGGGTCAGCCGTCCCCAGATGGACCTCATCGAGGATTTCATCCACGACCCGCCCGCCGGCCCCGTCGTACGGTTCGAGACGGCCGGCGACGGGCACGAGGGCCATTGGGGGTTCTGACGCATGATCGACCTGTATTCGTTCCAACGGTGGCCTGACATCGTGAAGTCGTTCGGGCATTCCGGCTCGTACACGCCCTCATGGTCGGCCGCACGCCGGCAGGCCATCGCCGACGACGGGGATGAGGACTGGTGGAACACGATTTCACCCGCCTATGAGTGGATGATGGGCGAAATGGAGCATGCCGGCATGCCGCGTCCGGACCCGGACGCGGCCCCGTTATGGGCGTGGGCGCGCTGGGTCGATTCGAAAGGCAGGGCGCATACGCGTCTCGACCGACGGTATCCCGGCTTCCGCAACCAGTACGACGGGTTGGATCTCCTGCATCTGCAGGTCGATGAGAACCGGGTGCTTTGCACGGATTTCGACCAATACCATTGCGTCATCAACAATTGGCCGTGCGCCCCGCTGGATGCCGGCGCATGGCCGCCTGAGGAGTACGACCGGTGGCTGGACGAGCATTGGGACGATCCGGCCGAAAAGAAACGGCTCCAGTACAGGGAGAACGCGATCGCGGATCCGAAACGGCTGCCGGACCGGTGGATCCAGGCCTGCCTATGGACGATCACGCCGCATGATGTGGTCGATATCCGACCGGCATGCGGGAAACCGGATACCATTGGGAATCATGGATGATCTGAAGAGCAGGGCGGCCAGGTTCGCCGAATCATGGGCGGGACGCGGCGACGAGAAATCCGAGACCCAACAGTACTGGCGTGACCTGTTGGACAAGGTGCTGCTCATCCCGAACACGAGCGACAGGCAGACGCTCTGGTTCGAACGGCGCACCGCATTGGACGGGTTCATCGACGCGCTCATGATCCAGGCCCGTGTGCTCGTCGAACAGAAGAGCCTCGGCGTGGATTTGGACAAGCCGGAACCACGTCAGGGAACCATGGTCACCCCGGTGGAACAGGCGAAACGGTATTCCGACAGCCTGCCGCCATCGGAACGCCCGTCCGTGCTCATCACCTGCAATTTCGGATTGTTCCGCCTCTACGATCTGGAAGCCGACCCGTTGGCCCGCACCCCGCAATCGGAGTTCACGCTTGCCGACCTGCCGGAGCACATCAACGAAATCGGCCGCCTGTTCGCCCACGAGCACTCCCGTGTCGTCCAACAGGAGAAACTGTCCGTCAAAGCCGGCCGACGAGTCGCCAGACTGCATGATTCCCTGGCGAAATGCTTCAAGAACCCGGATGATCCGGCGGAGCATGATGCGCTGGCGATGCTGACCGTACGCCTCGTGTTCTGCCTGTATGCGGAGGACGCGAACCTGTTCAAACCGGACGCGCTCCGCGACTATGTGGCGGCATCCACGCCCGAACGTCTGGGCGAAGACCTGTTCGATTTGTTCGAAGTACTGGACACTCCGATCGAGAAGCGGCGTCGTTACCTGCCGGAATCGTTGAAGGCGTTCCCCTACGTGGACGGCGGCCTGTTCGCCGACCGGATCGACGTGCCCCCGTTGACCGGGGAGCTGCGTGATGCCCTGCTGGAAATCAGCGAAGGCTTCGACTGGAGCGACATCAGCCCCGTCATCTTCGGTTCCCTCATGGAGGAAACCCTCAGCCATGACGAACGGCGCAAGGGAGGCATGCACTACACGTCCGTCAAGAACATCCACAGGCTCATCGACCCGTTGTTCCTCGACGGGCTGAAAACGGAACTCGAGGGGGCGGAGGCCAGGCCGGTCGCCGGCGGGGCCCGCACCAACGCGCTCAACAAGTTGCATGACAAAATCGCCGGCCTCCGGTTCCTCGACCCCGCCTGCGGGTCCGGCAACTTCCTGACCGAAACCTATCTGGAACTGCGTCGCATCGAGAACCGGATCCTCGCCGATTTGGACAAGGACGGGCAGCTCGCCCTCGATCTGGGCGACGACCTGAACCCGGTCAGGGTCAGCATCAGCCACTTCCACGGCATTGAAATCAACGGGTTCGCCTGCGCGGTCGCCCGCACCGCGTTATGGATCGCGGAACAGCAAGCATTGGATGATACCGAATCGACCATCAGTGGCCTGCCCCGGCTCCCGTTCACCGATACGGCCCATATTCAACAAGGCAACGCCCTGCGCCTCGACTGGAACGAACTATTACCCGGCGACCACTGCGACTATGTGATGGGCAACCCGCCGTTCATCGGACACGTCACCAAGACCGCCGGTCAGACCGACGATCTGAAGACCGTGTGGGGCCGCCAGTATGACGGATATCTCGACTACGCGACCGGATGGTACCGGAAGGCCGCCTCCTACCTGTCTAAACCGGATGCGGCGTTCGCATTCGTCACCACCAATTCGATCACCCAGGGGCAGCCCGTGGAACCCCTGTTCAAACCGTTGCATGCGGACGGCTGGCATATCCGTTTCGCGCACCGCACGTTCGCATGGGACGCGCAGTCCACGGACAACGCGCACGTCCACGTCGTCATCATCGGCCTGGACAGGAAAGCGAAGCCCGCGCCCGTACTGTTCGAATACCCGGATATCAGCGGGGAACCGGTACAGGAAACGGCATTGAACATCAATGGGTATCTCATCGACGCCCCCGACCTGTACGTAGGCAAACGAAGCCAGAAGACGGGACCGGTCTCGCCTCTTCTCGATGTCACCGATTCCGGTTCCATGCCCCTGGACGGAGGCAACCTGCTGCTCGCCGACCGGGAGGAATATGCCAAGGCCATGGCCGATCCCATCGCCGCACGCTTCGTCCGGCCGTTCCGCATGGGACGCGAGCTCATCAACGGCACGGACCGCTGGTGCCTATGGCTCAGGGACGCGGAGCCCGGGGAACTGAGGAAATCCTCGTTCCTGAAGAAGCGTGTCGACGCATGCGCCGAATACCGTCGCAATGCTCCAATGAAGGGCGATGCCTACAAGCATCGTGCGACACCTTGGCTGTTCCGTGACGACCATCAGCCGTCCACGAACTATCTTGCGATCCCGAAGGTGTTCAGCGAGGATCGGGAATACATGACCTGCGACTGGTACACGCCGGACATCATCGCCGGCGACATGGTGTACACCAGTCCCGACCGGGATGGCCTCGCATTCGCCGTCATCGAATCACGCATGTTCATTGTCTGGCAGGCGGCGGTCGGCGGACGACTGAAATCAGACTACCGTTTCAGCAACACGGTGGTTTGGAACAACCTGCCCCTGCCCGCCCTCGACGACGACACCCGCGCCGCATTGATCGAGGCCGGCAAGAACGTGCTGGCGGCGCGCGCGAACCATCCCGGCCAGTCCCTGGCCGACCTGTACGACCCCGACTACATGCCGACCGACCTACGCGCCGCCCACCGGGAATTGGACAAGATCGCGGACGTGGCGTTCGGCGCGAGGAAATGGCTGAAGGACGATGACGATACGCGCCTGCAAGTGTTGTTTAAGTCATACACTCGTATGACAGGTAGCAGTGAGGTGTGACAGTGGTAGACAAAAATCTAATCGTAGACACCATTAGTCAAATAGGTTCAGTCGCATTAGATGCGGCCCAGGATAATGCAATAGACAATGTCAATGAGGAAGTCAATCAGGCGTTAGCTTTCGAACGGAAACAGGAAAGGAAGCATATTGCTCGTGTATTCGCTGAATTAGGTATTGACAGGCAGAAGGCAATCAATCTTCTCGTCTTTGAATGGGATACAGATAGAAGAGACGCTGAAGAGCTGATGTTGGAGGCTCATCGCATTTACTGGCCTTTGGAACGATTGAAACGACATTTGAGAAACGAGGATTGGACCACGTCCGAAATCAGCGATTTTCTTCACGACTATGAAGT